CTTTCATGGCTTTACTATTATATTAGTTTTTCTTATATTAAGAAATTATTTAGTATATTGCGATTGTTAACCATCTAATCTTGTTTATCTAATGAGCCCCTCAAAATACATATTAAATCATCTTTGGATTTTATTGTTGTTTCAAGAGACTTTATTGTAGCCTCATGTCCACTAACGATTCTTTCGAGGTATTGTATCCTTTGATTAAGCATGTCTATTTCGTTCAGGTTATTTTGGACGCCTGAACTAGTATTCTCTATTGTGACTGTTCCGTCAGGGTCAATAATTTTTTGAGTACCTTTTTCCGGCAATGATATAGAGATGTTATTATTAACATCTCCTTGACGTATATTACCTTTATTTCCGCCAGATATATTCAGGTTATCCCTCGTCGATATAGTCGAAGGCCTTAACATCTCGCCTTCGCCTGTTAAAAGCCATTCTGGGGAAATGTCGGTATATATACCGCATATTCTGATTAAAATTTCATAGGAGGGATTCTTGGCTTTATTCCAATAGCCTTTGGATAATCCTAGATCTTTTTCAAACCTATAATCACTTATACCTTTATATTTAAGATATTGTGATATTCTTTCTTTGATACTCATATTTTAAAAGTTAATGATTGTTATTTAGTTGAATATTTTCAATCATTTATTTTGTTGGTTGAAAATAAACCACCATATTTGTACTCGTAATCATTGAAACGAACTTATTTCAAGATTGAAACAAAAACCATAATGTGCAAATATAAACGATTAAATGTAAAAAAGCAATGAGAAAAGTAAAATACATCAGTATCCCATCAAAGATTATCAAGGAGATAGCCGCCGAGGTAGGTTGTACAGACCGTACTGTCTACGGGGCGATAAACTTTCGCACGGACGGAGAGCAGCCAGAACGAATAAGGGAGCTTGCTCTCAAAAAGGGCGGAATCGTCTCACACAAGATGGTAGGATAAACCAGTCGAGAGAAAAACGAAAAAGATAAAAGTATGAATCGGACTGACGCAAAAATGATAGCCGAGGAGTTATATAAACTCGTAAGAAAGGAACTGAGAACGGTAGCGGAGAATCTTGTTATCGAGGATACAGACGAGTTTCTCACTGTCGATGAAGCTGCCTACTTCATGAGATTATCGAAATCTACTCTATACAAGAAACGTAAAGTAATACCATGTGTAAAAATAAATGGATCATTGCGATACTCTAAAAATGCTCTTATCAAGTACATGAATAAAGTTTAACGAAAATAGGGGAGTAGCTCAACGGTAGAGCAACCGAATAAAAGAACCAATATGTTGGGTATCGGTTCTTCGGAGCGAGCAAGGGTTCGATTCCCGCCTCCCCACAAAAAGCTCATTGACATGTTGGCGTACGTGAAGAACACCGAGAGTCGCAATAGCGGGAACGCCGAGACTTGCGACGGGTCGGGGGTGAAGTAACGAAGTCGTGACGTGTAAGTAATATCCGGCAATTCGGCAACCGGGCACGCTTCACCAAGTTCAATGAATAGAAACGAACAAAAAATGGAGAGAGAAAGGGATTGCCTTTCTAGGCAAGAATAGTTCAGACAGCTTTCCATTACCCTATATTTCCCCTGCCCGTCGGATTCGGGTTGGAAAACAGTCATCTGTTGCAGGGGAACTACTCGATATTGATTTTTATAGGCTTTCCACAATGAGGGCATTTGAGACCTTGTGTGGGTTACTTCTGCATATTTTCTATTATCGCAATGAGTCTGTCCATCTGCTCTTGCGACTTTGCAACCAACTTCCGCTGTTCGGCTATCTCGTCAATCGCCTTGTCGAGAGTGAGAGAGATGTTGACGTTGTTTCCGTTTCTTCCCTCTGCCGTGTTGCTGCTTGCGCTCGTGTTCTTGAGCATGCTGCCTTCGCCGGTTAATAGCCATGAAGTATTCAGTTCTGGAAATTGAATAGAAATTCTATTCATAACGTCAGCACCTATACTCTCACTTATATTTTGTATATACGAGTTAGATACCCCTATCCTTTCTTGGAATTTTCTCCTGCTCAATTGAGTATAAGATACAAAGTCTAATAATCTACTTTTTACGTTCATATGAATAGTTAATTAACGTTATAATGAATATAATTCTATTCGATTTATTTGTAATATGAATAGAAATCTATATCTTTGTGCCACAACAATGATACAAAAGTATAGAAAATAACAAACATAACCAATACCTAATATAAGCTATGACAACGGAGCAATATGAAATGGTTAGCCTGTCGATAAGCGACTATACAATCAACAAGATTCGCCGAGAAGTAGAGAAGCAACTCGAATATGTGGTGAGCGAGCGGATAGGAGAGGACAAATCGATGTATGGAGACCTCGATTTGGACGTAGAGGTTGACGATGAGATATTACCCGTACACGTAATATACGATGCATACGATGGTACGACGGTTACATACGGCGACTATTTCACACCAGATTATGTAGACGGATCCATCGAAGTGAAATACGAGGTCGAAGTGTACGACGAGGACGGTATAGAAATGTGCAAGTTTAATGACAGCTTTGAATTTGAATAAAACAAGAATATGTACAGATTATTTATAGCCATCTGCCTGCTGCTCATGTTCGCCTCTTTTTTCGGGGTAATAGCAGCATTCATCAATGCCAGTATCGGACAGCTCATTATAAGCATGGCTTTCTTTGCATTATCGACATTTGCCCTGTCGGGTGTGCAGGACGAGAAAACGAACTAACACGGGAATGTTACGAGGAGGGAGCCAGAGCCTAAAAAAACAATAGGGTCGGCTCCTTTTATTATATAAAAAACAAGAATATGGAAACGATGAAAATACAAGTAGGATTCAGGTGCATAGCCGATGTAAAGCGGATAATACCCAAGCCGAAAGGAGTACGTGGAAAGTGTAAGTACATGATTCGTATGGAGGTTGGAGATGCTTTCTATGACGATATTAAGACATGTAGTGCTTATCGCCGGTTGAAGTCTTACATGAAACAACTGGGAAACTCTCATGAGTATGGAGTTGGTAAAGTATCTGTGGAGAACGATGGAATGCCTGAATGGAGGACATTGGTATGGAGAAAGAGCTGATATTGACTGCCGGAGAATGGGCAGTCGCTAAGGAGTACGCAAAGGGGCTTCAAGACAAAGAGGTCGCAGAAAATCTGGGGAAGTCTGTATGGACGACCAAGACGCAGAAGAAAAGCATATACCTCAAATTAGGTATATCGACCAGCAGTGAATTGACTCTGTATGTCATTTGCCGGTACTTGGGAAAGGCTTTCGATTTGAAAAAGATACGACAATTCGGGGTTTCTATACTATTCAGCCTGTTGTTCATCGTTGTGCAGGTATTCGGAGACACTGGCGATATGTGCAGGTTGAGGAATGCGAGAGGAAGAGCGTCAATGAGAGTGGAAAAACGATTAAAAGATTAATGGATATGGGAATAGAAGATACAATCATCAAGGTAGTGAGAGATGAAAACAATATGTTGCTCGGGAAATTGGAAGATGTAATTAACCATGCAATATCCGGTATAAAGAAAGGCTATGGAGATGTGTTCTTGCCTGATTATGTACCGGTTAGAAAGGCAACAGAATTATTAGGGTGTTCTTATAAAGAATTGTTGAAGCGTTTGAATGCAATTAACGCCAAACCGAAAAAAATCGGCACACGTAACTGTATTACCAGAGATGAACTTTTAAAAATCATGAATTAAATAAGTAGTTATAATTCCATATAAATCAAGCATATTCACCGCCCGTCCGGGAGGATATGCAGTGTATAAAAAGAAACATAACCCTTTAAACAAAAAAAATATGTCAGAGTACGAAGTATTACAGGTTCAAGCACAGCCACAAGTCATGCAAATAGACGCTCTCGAAAGAGCAAATGTAGACACCCAAGTAGCCACGGCGAAAAAATATCCTCGGGATATGCGTCGTAGTCTTGATGACTCTATCGTTATGGCTACCCTCGATAAAGAAACGGCACAATCGTGTGGATATGCGCTACCAAGAGGTAACAAACCTATTACTGGGCCATCTGTTCACTTGGCGAAAATAATCGTTTCAAACTGGGGGAATATGCGCACCGAGGCAAAGGTGGTTCAGATTACAGACACGCAAGTGGTAAGCCGTGGCACAGCTTGGGACTTGGAGAAGAACGTGGCAAGTGCTTTTGAGGTTCGTCGCTCTATCATTGACAAAAACGGGAAACGGTATCCAAACGACATGATAACCGTAACCGGCAATGCCGCAAACGCAATAGCCTATCGAAACGCCGTATTTTCGGTTATTCCAAAAAGCATCACCGATAAAGTCTACCAAGCAGCTCAAAGTTTCATTACTGGCGACCTGTCCGACGAAGATAAGCTCAAAAAGACAAGGGCGAAGTGGATTGCGTTTTTCAAAAACGAGTATGGTATTACCGAGGAAGAGGTAATCAAGTTGTGCGGAAAGCAGACAATTAACCAGATTCGAGGAAATGAGATTGCGTTGCTGTCCGGCATTGACCAGTCGCTCAAAGACGGTGACACAACGGTAGAAGAACTTATGAAGCCATACCGAGGCACGAAAAGCAGCAAATTCAAAGATATAGCCGGAGAAGCAGCCGGTGTCAAAGAGGGAATCAATCAGGAAGGAACTAAACAGACACTGTTCGACGATGGAAGCACAAAGGACTCTTGAATGGTACAGGAAACGCCTCGGTTATTTCACGGGAAGCCGCATAGGCGACCTAATGAAAACGAAACGTAGCGGCGACGGGGTCGGAGAATGCGCCATGAACTATATTTACCAAGTAGCGGGAGAGCGCATGCTCAACCCGGCTATGATAAACGACGATGGTTTTTTCTCCGACTATATCACCCAGACCGACATATCGACCAAGCAAATGCGATGGGGAACGGAGAACGAGCCCGATGCCCGGCGCATATACGAACTTAAAACAGGTCGCCGTGTCGTCGAGGTAGGACTGTGCAAACACCCCACCATCGCCCATTTCGCAGCCAGCCCCGACGGATATTATTACGATGAGAATAATCGGGAAAAAGGGGTAATCGAGATAAAAAGCGTGGGAACGGCCACATACGCCAAATACTTCCACAAGATAAAGGATAACGATACCCTCCTGTTCACGGAGCCTAAGTACTATTACCAAATCATGTCCGAACTCATGTGCGTTGAAGCCAATTGGTGCGATTTCATCGTATATAACCCGTTCGAGAAACCCTCCATGTTTATCAGACGGATATATCCAGATGATAACATCTTCAAGAAGATAGCCGAAAGGATATGCGAAGCCGATGAATTAGTCAATGAAATAATCAATTCATGAAAGACTATGAAATACAGTCAATCGTCAGCCTGCTGGAAAGATCGGCAAAAGCGTTGGAAAAGTCCGACGACTACCGGCATAAAGAGCTGGCAAGATTGATGAGAAATAAAGTCAAACAATTAAATAAGAAATACAATGGACAAAAATGAGATCTTAAATAGCGACTATATTGTCCGCTGTCTTGTGGCAGGGAATTCCAACACTCCCGTCGATGTGCTCACAGAGCTGGCAAAGGATAGTGACTGGTATATCCGCTGTCTTGTGGCGAGGAATCCCAACACTCCCGTCGATGTGCTCACAGAGCTGGCAAAGGATAGCGACTATGATGTCCGCGTTAGTGTGGCAGAAAACCCCAGTACTCCCGTCGATGTGCTCATGGAGTTGGCAAAGGATAGAGACTGGTATATCCGCGTTAGTGTGGCAGGGAATTCCAACACTCCCGTCGATGTGCTCACAGAGCTGGCAAAGGATAGTGACTGTGATGTCCGCAGGAATGTGGCAGGGAATCCCAAGTTAAAAGAAGTTTTAACCGATAAAAAATAAAAGCGATGTTTTACGAAATCAAACTGAAAGTAGAAAAAGAGAACAGCAAAGGAGAGATGAAAGAAGTCGTCGAACACTTCATCACCGATGTGGAACTGTTCGCCGAGGCCGAAGCCAACGGAATGGAACAATACAACGGAAATTGCGATGTAATCTCTATCACCCGCTCTAATGTCGTCGAGATAGTCAACGAGAAGGAAGAAGACAAGCCCTTCTACAAAGCCACGTTGATAGACATATTCATCGATGACAACGGCAATGAAAAGGAAACGAAGTACTACAACCTCGTTTGCGCCAAAGATATCACCGAAGCCAACCGCCTCATGCAAGAACACAAGAGACAAGGCCTTAACGATATGCGGTTGGACGGAATTGTGAAAACCAAAATCATAGACCTGATATAGGAGCATAATGTGAGACATTCCCCGCAAGCCGATCCGGGTACGTGGTCGAGCACCATACGGAGAAAGGAACTGCGGGGAGAAATTAGCCATAAGTGTTTTAGGTGGTATCGGCAGTGGTTCAAACGGGAGAGCGGTATAAGTCGAGTATAAGGAGCGAATATACAGTTGCGGGTTCGAGTCCCGCCTGCCGAACAAAAAGAGAAAGATATGCAATTAAAAGTCTTTACAGCATTCAGCGGATATGACAGCCAGTGCATGGCACTCGACCGGCTCGGAATCGGTTACGATCTGGTCGGCTGGTCGGAAATCGACAAGTACGCCATACAAGCCCATAACGCCGTATATCCTCAATACCGAGACAGGAACTTCGGGGATATATGCCATATAGACTGGGCAAAAGTCCCCGACTTCGACCTGTTCACATATTCTTTCCCCTGCACGGACATTTCAACGGCCGGAAAGCAAGCGGGATTGGAGAAAGGCAGCGGGACACGCAGCAGCCTGTTATGGGAATGCGAGAAAGCGATAGAGACCAAGATGCCGAAATACCTGCTCATGGAAAATGTAAAGTCCCTTACCGGAAGGAAATACAAGTGTTTTTTATCGGCATGGGAACAATACCTTTCCCAATTAGGGTACACGAACCATACGAAGGTTCTGAATGCGAAAGACTACGGCATTCCCCATAACAGGGAAAGAGTATTCATGATTTCGATACGAGACTCGGAATCGTATTATTTTCCGGAACCCTTACCCATTGAAAAGAGATTGAGGGACATTCTCGAATGCGACGTGGACGAAAAGTATTTTTTGAGCGAGAAGATGATAAAAGGTTTCATAAGACACAACATCGCTCACGTAAAAAAAGGAACGGGCTTTTTATGGTTACCTAAAACAGGTGATGGCACAGCCAATTGTCTGAGAGCTAATGGAGCATTAAGTCCGACCGACAATTCGATAATCGTGGGGGAATATTCGGAACCCGAGATAATACAACGCAGCAGAGGATTTAACAAAGGAGGGACATACACGATATGCCCTGCGATAACAAGCAACTCATGGCAGGAAAATAACTTTCTGTGTCTGGAAAAGATAAGAAGGCTGACACCGAGAGAATGTTTCCGGTTAATGGGTGTCAGCGAATCGGATATAAACAAGATTCAAAATGCGGGAATAAGCGACAGCAGGCAATATGTGATGGCAGGTAACAGTATCGTCGTAGATGTCCTTTTCCACATATTCCGAAAACTGTTCACGGACAAATCATGCGAATCTATACAAAAGAAACTTTTCTGATAAAAAGACAAAATATAATGGAAGAACAGGCCACATACAACAGAAAACTCAAATACGATGTATTGATAGGGATAGACCCCGACGTGGAGCGTAGCGGCTACTCCGTATTGGACACAAGGAAAATGAAAATGGAGATGAGTGTTTGCCCATTCCCCTTGTTGGTAGAGGGCATAAAAAAACTTCATGAGCACTGCAATAAAAACGATGAACGAGTGGCGGTATATGTCGAGGCAGGTTGGAAAAACAAATCCAACTGGCATTTGTCACCGAAAGACACACGGGCGAGCGCAGCCAAGAAAGGCGAGCATGTAGGTCGTAACCAAGAGACCGGTCGCAAGATAGTCGAAATGCTGAGGCATTACGGAATACAAGTCATGGAGCAATCCCCATTGCGCAAGTGCTGGCAAGGGAAAGACGGCAAGATCACCCATGAAGAATTGAAGCGGTTGTGCCAGATGAGCGGGATAGAGTTTAACAGCCCCCGCAGCAACCAAGAAGAAAGGGACTCTGCCCTGCTCGCCATCACCTGCTCCGGATTGCCCATTAAATACAAAGTCGTTGAATCTAAAATAAACAAATGATATGACAGCAGAAGAATTTATAAAATCGGTAAGCGTAGAAGATTGCGCAGGCGGGCATATATACCGTAGAGTTTCAGAAGATGATGCCTTAAAAGCTATTGAGATGACAAGACTCGAAAAAGCTCAGACATTTGTCGGTATGCAGGGCTGGATATGCCCTAAATGCGGTAGAGTTTATTCGCCAATGACATCTATGTGCACATATTGCCACAACGAAAACATCATAAATTCACCTTCTTGTGGTATGTAAATTTTAGTATTATGAGCGAACAAGTATTATCAATAGAGCAGATGAAGCACTTGCAAGAACTTGGATTAAATACAAACTATGCAAGTGCATGTTGGGTTAAAGTTACCAAAATTGACGGGAAAGAGGTGGAAAATTGTTGGAGTTTAGCTTTTGGTATTGTCCCAAACAAATTTGACAATATGGAGGCAGAAACCGCACCCACATTCACTTTGCAGGATATTTTGGATTTGTTGCCCAGACAAATGATTGATGAGTATGCAAGCCCTTTAATGATAAAATGCACATTCGATTTACTTGTACAGGTTTGTTATAAAGACATTTATGTCACTGCCGAACATGAAGATATTATCGATGCCGCCTACGAGATGTTATGCTGGTGCATAGAAAACGAAAATCTACACGGATTTCGTATTTGCAATTTATCCAATCAAAAATCAATAAATAAAAATACGCTATGAAAACGAACCAACTGATGAAAAGGCGAATGGGTAACATAGATGTGACCCAACGTACCAAAGACGGATTTTTCTGTGCATCCGAATTGTTGAAACAGTGGAACGAAGGCAACAACCACAAGAAAAATGTTAACCACTATCTCGAAAACAGTAAGACAAAAGAGTTTATAAAAGCTCTTATAAATGACGACGATCAAATTCGGAATTCCGAAAAACCTATAAATCAAATACTTATAATAAATAAATCGAGAACCAACAAAGACGGGAGCAAAGAGGCAGGGGCTGTTTGGATGTCGCCCTTACTGTTCATCGATTTTGCAATGTGGATTAACCCGTCGTTTAAGGTTAAGGTGTTGAAATTCGTCTATGACGAAATGATAAAGTACCGCAACGAAGCCGGCGATGCCTACAACAAACTAGGCTCGGCTGTTTCAAAGATCGTTCGGAAAGACTTCATGCCCCAAGCCATGCAGAAAGTAGGCGAAGCGTTGAACTGGATTGTGTTCAACGAGCATGAAAGGAATATCCGCAACCAATACGGCGAAGAAAAGAAACAGCGGGAATTGTACGAGCTGGAAAGAAAAGTCGCCGACCTTATCAACGAGGGCTTTATCAAGAGCTACGACCAAATGATAACCTATCTGAAAAACGTTTACCGGCACAAGTACCTGCCGGCTGTATTCTCATAACCCAGAATTGTTAAAACAAAAATAGCCATGATTATAGCCAAGCAAGTTATATCCTCCATTATCGAGGAAAAGAAAAAGAATAACAAGGAGCCCTCCATAGCGAGCTTTACCGAGATACAGTCGGTGGTTATCCAGTCGCTTAAATCCGAGATAAACGAGCTATGCAAAACCGGTGAGATTGACAAGCACAAGACCCTGAACGGGTGGGCATTCACTATCAATATTGAGAATAAATGAAAGACAGCTTTTTGATTTATAAATCATTTTATAAACCCATATCGAGATTATCGGACAAACAACTGGGCAGGCTGTTTCGAGCAATATTCAAATATCAACTTGGCGAGGAGGTTACGGTAGAGGAGGACATTGAAATGGCATTTGAGTTTTTCAAGAATCAATTCGAGATAGATGAACTCAAATATCAGAGCATTGTCGAGAGAAACCGGAACAACGGGCGTAAAGGAGGTAATGATAAAAACTCTGAAACGGTTAAATCAAAGTCCAGTGGGAGCCAAACGAGCCACTCGACCCCAAATAACCCAGTGGGGGCCAAACGAGCCAGTGGGGGCTTAAATGATAATGATAATGATAATGATAATGATAATGATTTAAAAGAAACTTCTCTATCGAGAAGCAAAGAAAAAGAAGATGATTTTGGCAAAGACGTTGACAAGCCACTGACAGAACTGCGTGAAGAACTACTCTCAAATCAAACGTGGATAGAAACGCTATCGATGAACAACCACATCGACGAGAACGAATCGAGGTTATATATCGAGGCATATATCCGTAAACTTCAAAACGAGGGTATTGCAAGAAAAAGCGTCAGCGATGCACAACAACACTTTGCCCGCTGGTTAATAATCGAACTAAAACGAGCACGAGATGAGCAATCCGGAATCCATCAAAAACCTAATTCCAAGACCAAACAGGAGCGATATGCAGAGTTTGCAGAAGCCATCGCCGCCAAGCTGGCAGCAGGAGATACTAGCAGCCTACAAGACGGGGGAGAATCTGCTTTGCCTTTTTAGCCCTGACAAGCAGACGGAATACTGCAAAAACGAGGAGCGTTGTTTCACCGGACATGCACCGAGTATTGCAAGAGTTGCCCGGACATTTGGAGATAGCGTAGCTGAATCATGGCTATCTATACAGCTCTTTGAACTCGCTGAATTTTCAAAAGTTCGCAATGGCATGGAACCAGCAGATTTTATCGAACTGGCACGGACAATTATCTTAGGCTATGGCGGTTTTAAGCTCACCGAGTTCATGGTATTCTTCCAGCGGTTCAAGCAAGGGCTTTACGGAACGTTCTACGGAGTTTTCGACCCTATGGTGATAACAAGGTCTCTTCGAGAGTTCAGAGCCGACAGAGAGAAACTATTGCGGTTCTATGAGGACAAGAAAAGGCAGGAGGAAAAGGAACGGGAGAGAGAGCTACGTGAAAAGGAGAAAGCGACACCCGGTCAGATTCAAGAAATTATCGACAAATACAGAAAAAAGGAAAGTTAAGTATGAAAGACATAGAGCTTTACAACGATTCGTTCCAAAATTATAAAGTCTATGGGCTGCCAAAAGCCCAGCTGATTATAGCCGACGTGCCGTATAATTTGGCGAATAACGCCTACGCCAGCAACCCCGCATGGTATATCGACGGAGACAACAAGAACGGCGAGAGCGCATTGGCAGGCAAACAATTCTTCTCGTCCGACAGCGAGTTTCGTCCGGCCGAGTTCATGCACTTCTGTTCCAAAATGCTCGTCAAGGAACCGAAAGAAGCCGGCAAATCCCCCTGCATGATACTGTTCTGCGAATACGAACAACAGTTCAAATTCATAGAGTTAGGCCGCAAATACGGACTCATGCACTACATACCGCTGGTTTTCCGCAAGGATTTCTCGGCGCAAGTGTTGAAAGCAAACATGAAGGTCGTCGGCAACTGCGAATACGGTCTTATCCTTTATCGTGACAAGTTGCCCAAATTCAACAACAACGGGAGAATGATTTTCAACTGCTTCGACTGGGTGAGGGACAACACCACGCCCAAATGCCACCCTTGCCAGAAACCTGTCCCGCTCCTCAAACGGTTGATAGAGATATTCACGGACAAGGGCGATGTTGTCATCGATCCGTGCGCAGGAAGCGGCACGACCCTGTATGCGGCAGCCTCATTGGGAAGAAAGGCATACGGCTTCGAGGTCAACAAGCAATTTTATAACGACGCAAATGAAAAAGTTTTGAAAAGAATACAAGTCAGTTTATTTCAATAAATTATAAAAATCATACAGATATGAGAGAAATCGAACTTATGAAAGGAGGAGAGCAATGAACGAAAAAACAATTGAAAAGAGTTTCGATGAGTACATGAAAAAGAATTATACAGAAAATTATCTGTCTGATTACAAAAGAGAAGTCATCGACAACCAACGTTGCGATTTCGCAAACGGCGTGGAATACTATCTGAAAAACACATGGCATGATAAGAGCGAAATTCCTGAATACGGCAGGAAGATATTAGTGAATACGAAATCGTATGGCTTATTTGTCGGAGGGAAAAACCTATCGGAAAAAGATTACAAAACCTTTGTCAAAGAGGCAGAGGTAGAAAGTTGGGCATATGTAGAAGACTTGTTACCAAATAAACAGGAGGAATAGCAATGAGAAAAACGATATTAGATGCCTGTTGTGGGGGAAAGATGTTCTACTTCGACAAACATGACGAAAGAGTTCTTTTTCAAGACATTCGAAAGGTATCTACTCATTTATGCGATGGTAGATTATTTGAAGTAAATCCCGACATACAAGCCGACTTTACAAATATGCCCTATGAGGATAAATCTTTTTCGATGGTAGTTTTCGATCCGCCTCACTTATTAAGGAATGCTGGAAAGTCAAAGATGGCAGATATGTACGGAAGTTTGAACGAAAAAGCATCGCCAACAGGCTACCAACAAATTAAATACGGAGCTCTGTATTCAGATTGGCGTGATATGCTGACAAAGGGATTTAAAGAATGTTTTAGAGTCCTGAAACCCGGAGGATTTTTAATTTTCAAATGGAACGAAACAGATATCAAGGTTTCTGAAATTTTGAAGCTCACACCTGAAAGACCAATATTCGGGCATATATCCGGCAAACGATCTAATACACACTGGATTTGTTTCATGAAAGAAATTATAAAGGAGGAATAGAGGTTGAAAGACTTAAAAAGAAAAGAATATGACAGTACAAGAATTGATTGACGAACTTGAAAAAGTGGAAGATAAGTCAAAACTTATTAAAGTAGCTTCGCTTTATGAGACTAATGATATAAATCGTACAGTTAATAGCGATTATGTATTTATAATTTGGATTTAATTAATGGCGATTGAAATATGAAGAAAATAATGTTCAATGATAAAAACGGACTCACACAAGCCGTACTTGAAGGTATAAAAACTCAGACAAGGCGGATAATGAATCCACAACCGGAGGACTGTTCTACGGTACATCGTTGGTATAAATCAGCATATTGGAAGGACAAACCCATGAGTTTGGTTGTCAACGAAGATGGTAGTGTTTATTGTGAGTTCTGTGGTTATGGAGCAAAGCTGGAAGGTGGTAGCATATTCCGACTCCCGTATAAAGTAGGTGAAATCATAGCCATAGCTCAAAGCTACAATTCCTTTTACAATGATGAGTGCAATCCTAATTTATTCCCAAACGGTGCAGGCTGGACAAATAAAATGTATGTGAAGCCAGAGCTAATGCCACACCAAATCCGCATAACTAATGTACGTGCTGAACGGTTACAAGATATTTCAGATGAAGATTGTTTGAAAGAGGGAATAATAAAAGGCAAAGTCGGCAGTGAAGATACCCATTTTATGGACGCATATTATATTCCGACATTAAAAAAAGATCCTTTTTGCACGCCACAAGGGGCTTATTCATACTTAATCGACAAGATAAGCGGTAAAGGCACATGGGAGAACAACCCCTATGTATTTGTGTATGATTTCGAACTGGTAAAGTGAAATTATGGAAGTAGATAAAATAGAGGCATTTGATTATATGCTCCATCTTTTTGAGGAGTGGCGGGATAATCATGAAACGATTAAGGGCAAACCGTTTCCTAAACTTACAGCCATGAAGCTGCTGTTTTTGGCTGCTGCTCCTAAGAAAGATGGAGGCGATGACCTTTTGGATATATTCGATAATTTCTATGCTATGCCATATGGCCCGGTAGAGAGTGATGTATATAATGCAATGTGCGAAGATAAACTTCCTTCGTTTTCGGTTAAATATCGTAGTATTGAACCAAGAGAAGGTGCGGAACCGTATAACGCAAAAAGATATAATTGCAAGCTTTATCACAGAGTAAGAAATGCTGTAAATGACCTGAGAGAGAAAAACGAAAAATTGGTATTACTAAATGCTTTTGAACTAGTAGAGATTACTCATAGATGGTCTAGTTGGGATCGGGCGATGGATTTCGCTGAATTTATGGGGCAAATGAGTGCCAAGATGTCTATTGATTCTATTAGGGATTCAAGCAAGATATTCGATTTAAAATGAAATATGATTACGGACGAACAAGGTCTTTTCCTCTTTTTACGTGATGTAAATATAGTTCGCAGGGCATACATCAAAGATTTAATACCAAACATAATGAGATAATCAATATTATAACTAAAAAGGAGAATAAAAATGACACTGAATGAATATCAGAAAAAGGCACTTGAAACAGCTCAATACCGGAGAGAATATAACATAATTTACCCGACACTCGGACTGACTGGAGAAGCCGGCGAAGTATCGGATAAAGTAAAAAAGGTACTACGAGACCACAACGGAGATTTCTCAGAAAGCATAAAATGCGAATTGGCAAAGGAACTCGGCGATGTGCTTTGGTATATCGCTACCCTCTCACATGACTTAGGATATACGCTTGAAAAAATCGGAGAAATGAACTATACCAAATTAGCTTCCCGGAAACAAAGGGGTGTGATTGGCGGAAATGGAGATAACAGATAATATTATAAAGCAATCATTGAAAATGAATAAAAAGAAAATCTACATCTCCCTACCCATCACCGGCAGGGACTTCGATGAAGTGGAAAGTGAAATACTATACGTTTCGGGAGTCCTCGAAGGGGAAGGTTACCGTGTCGTCACACCGATAGACTTCGATGTAAACCCCGATTTGGACAAACCCTATCATGAACTTCTGGGAAACGATATAAAGGCACTAATGGAATGCGATGCGATATGCCTTTGCCCCGGTTGGGAAAAATCCAAGGGCTGCCAGTTAGAACATTTCGTGGCCCAACTATGGGATAAGGAGATAATAGAATTTGAACGATTAAAATACAGTAAGATATGGAAAGAAAAGTAGGAGAAATATTTGAGTACAACGGAGAATGGTATCAGTGTATTCATACAAAATCTTTTGGATGTGAGAATTGTAATTTAACTGTCCAGAATAATATTCATTGTATTGATGCATTTAAGATAAGAGGAGAATGTTTATCAAGCAATAGAAAAGATGGTAAATCTGTAATCTTCAAGAAACTTGAAAAGGTCGGAGAGCCTTTTGTTTATGAGGGTAAAGTACTTCAAAGATTGAGGTCTATTGATGGATACTCATGTGTGCACTGTTTGTTTAAAGAGCAAGCATGTAATTTTGACTCCTGTGATAAAGACTCATTTTTAGTAGAAACCGAATTAAAATTAGAAAATATGGAAGAAAAGAAATTGAATCTAAAACCCTTTGACTTCGAAGCAGCCAAAGCCGGTAAACCTGTATGTACTCGTGATGGTAGAAAGGCAAGGATTATTTGCTTTGATACTATTAACAAAGGTAATTATCCAATTATAGCATTATTGGAAGATAAAGGATGTGAAGCTATATTCTATTACAACAAAGATGGAAAATGTAATGTTGGAACTGAAAGAGACCTCATGATGCTCCCCGAAAAGAAAGAGGGGTGGATTAATATCTATAAAGATTTCGAGGATACAGTTTGTTGTGCTTATTTAACTAAGGAAGATGCCTTGAAAAATAGAAGTATAGAATATGGCTATATTACAACCATTAAAATCGAGTGGGAGGAGTAACTATGAAGAAATTTTTATTGCTTTTATTAGTATCGCTTATACTAACAAGCTGCTATACAAATGGAGATACATTAATTGCTGTAAAAGAAGCACACCCCGATAGTGAGATATACCAGATAAAGATAAATGAGTTCATACTTGTTGATTCCATAGGAATATGGTATGTGAATGCAAATATGGGTGTAAAAGAACCATATACAGAAAAACAATTAGTTAAACTTTGGAATAATCATGGACATTGAAATATTGAAAGAGGAGTACAGCCGGAAGATGGAGAAGGCTCTGAGAAGGGGTGACTTCGCTCTGTTTGACAACTTACGAAGGCAATACGACCGGCTACTACAAACCCGTGAGCAAGTCACGGCAAAAACAATCACCGACACCATGAGCAAAGAGGACAAAGATAAATGTAATCGCCTCCTGAGAAAAATCCCAGTGTTGGCGGACATTGCAGAATCCTCCGCTGTCGATTTACTTTCGCTACTGAAAAAATATGACGGCACTGTTACCCTCCCTATGCTGGAAGAACTGCGGGCGTTCAACCACATCGCCCGTGACCTGCGATCCATCATAGACCGTGTAGGCGACGAATCTTTTGCCATTTCCTTTGGAGATACATGTGACAGGGTGAACAAAAAAATCGAAAGCATATTTGATGAAAATTAGGAGTAAAATATGAGTTATAAAAAATTATTTGAAACATGATTGAGAGTATATACAAGTCATATCCTTTCTGCGAGAATTGGGAGAAGAAACATTGCAAGAGTGTCATTGAGGAAGCCTATCAGTGGGGTGAACAACTCAAAAAGAAAAATATTAAGCAAAAAATTAATACAAGAATAAACATGATGAGATTTTATAATGGGACAAAGCAGGATATAAACGGAAATTGTAAAGTTCCCAAAAGTTAAACTCTTGACTATGAGTAAAATAAGGCTGTAAATATTTGGTTAACTCACTGATAATGAGTATCTTTACAATACTAAAAGAAACCAATATTATTTACTAAAATAGTATAGCAATGAAAACATTTGATTTTTATCAGGACCGCAAAGTAACATGTTGGGAGCGTACTCAGTTTTCTATCGAAGCAGAAAGTTATAAAGAAGCGTTAGAAATAATAAAATCATGGGAAGGTGAAGATGTACTTTGTTTTGAAGATGACAAGCAGATAATGGTTACAGACGGAGAAACTTTATATGAAACATCAGAGGCTATTTCTCCTATTGATAACGGAGGTAGACCAACCATAGAAGTATTTGATAGTACAGGGAACAAAATTACTGATAATGTCATGAAAACACGATTATGAAAGTATATGATATAAATGGAAATGTAGTAGCAGAAGGCTACTTAGTACCCAATCCTAATTTCATTCCCAAAGGTGAATACAAAGAAACAGAACTTGATTGTCAAAAGAAGCAAGCTGATATGTTGATAACTTCAATTGATGGCAATTTCTATGAAATCAGTTTGCCTAAAAGTACTACACTTCGCCAGGAGATAAACAAAGACATACAGGGATATGGTAGAAACGTAAGAAGGTATAATGAAAATATAATTCATGTAACAGAGAAGGTTCTAAAGATTTTGCAAACTAAATATACTATAATGTGTGACTTTTAAAAATAGATATGACACAAGATCGACTTGATATATTTGAAAAAGTACTCCTCCTTTATGGAGAATACGTCTTACTCAATCTTTATTCTTCTGCTAAAGTTACGGAAAGATATGAGGATTGCGCTATCATGAGAGATTTAATGAAGAAGTACAATATTGATGAACGTGATGATATACAAGATTGGCAGGCTGAATTATGGCGTTGTGGATATTCTGGTGAGATTGCTGTCATTAATTTCCCTTATTACATGCATGAAGCTATCAAATTAGTTGGATATTTATAAATAAAAGTGATATAAATTACGCGACTTTTATTATATTTGCACCAAGTAAAAACGAATATTAAGTAATATTCTACTCAAATGGACGAAATCACCTCTATCTTAGACAGTACGCGGCCCGTTGATAACATAATCAACGATTTGAAAGAAAAGTCTGTAACAGTCCCCTCATGGGATAAACTTCTCAAAGACTACGAACCAACAGAACATGATATAGTATCTGACACAGTTACCCGTAAAGATAAGATCCGCTCTAATGGAGATACAGAAAAAGCTTCCCGTATCTACATCGGACTTGAAAAACTCCTCACCAAGCGAATGACTGAATTCATGTTCGCTATCCCGGTTAAACGTGTATATCACAATATAGAAGACAATGAAACCCGCCAAAGTATTGCGAAAGCGATTGAAGCGATATATAAGTATGCCCGTATTGACAGTGAGAATATTAAGCGAGGCAATGCTTACTTTGCTTCATGCGAAGTGTTCACCATTTGGTACACAGTTGAGAATCCCAACACTCTATACGGCTTTAAAAGTAAATATAAGCTAAAATGCAAAACCTACTCACCAATGGACGGTGTTAGCTTATACCCTCTACTTGATGAGCTTGGCGATATGATCGCAATGTCTTTTGAATACACAAAAAAGGCCAAAAATGAAGAAGTTACCTATTTCGAGACATACACGGCAAACATTCATTATAAATGGAAACAACAGGGAAACGGCTGGGAATTAGTAAAATCAGAACCGGTCGTTATTCTGAAAATACCTGGAGTATACGTTTATCGTCCTGTTCCCATTTATCACGGTCTTTCCTATATCAGAAAAGAAATCGAATATACCCTCTCACGCAATAGCGATGTCATAGCATATAACTCCGCTCCTATCCTAAAAATAGCAGGTGGCATAAAAGGAGGAGAAGATAAAGGAGAAAGCCGTAGAGTTTACCGAGTAGAACAAAACGGGGACGTGTCCTATGTTTCATGGGCACAATCTATCGAGGCATTAAAATATCATGTCGATACCCTTGTTGAGTTGTTCTGGTCACAATCACAAATGCCGGATATTTCCTTCGAAAACATGAAGTCTCTTGGCAATATCGGATTTGATGCAAGGCAGACTTTACTTACTGACGCTCATTTAAAGGTTGGAGATGAAAGTGGTGCATGGATAGAAGCATTTGAACGTGAATGTAGCGTAATCAAAGCCTTTCTAAAAATGATGAATGTTTCTTGGAAAAATGAAGTAGATAATGTTGAGGTTGAGCACATCATAACTCCGTTTATCCAAAATGATGAAAAGTCAGAAATAGAAAAATGGGTTACAGCAAGTGGTGGAAAAGCAGTTGTCAGCCAATTAGAGGCCATCAAGAACTTAGGTATCTCTACTGATCCACAAGAAACTCTTGCCCAAATCCAAAAAGAAGATGCAGATGCTTCCAGAAGCAGGATAAGCAATATATTCGAAGAACCGGAATAATAATCTAAAATATAAATATTATGGCAAAAACTGATGTACTAGAATTTAGTAAAGAAAAACAGGGCTATTCCTGTGAGTTTACTTCTGTTGGAAAATGTGTAATGCAGATAGACAGAGAGAAGAGTGGCACACTTAGTATATACGCAAAGCTGGAAGGAATGGATTATGCGCTATTGTATCAATACCCTGCCGCTCAATTCAATGACAATATGATTTTTGAGCTTGACGTACAAAAGGGGCTTTCTATCAGGATGCTAAGTTCGGTTGGTGTCATGAGTGCAAAGATGGCTTATGAAGAGGAAGATGTTTAATTTGTAAATAAATATACTATCATGAAAAAGTACATTAGCACAAAACAGATTGAAGCAGAACCTATGACATTAGGCGAAGCTTGCCGTAAAGGTTTGGTAAAAAGTGAAATAGGAGAGCATGAATCTTGCAAGCTTGGATATCACACTCGTGCTGAATATGGCTATGAAAGTTGGTCCCCCAAAGAATTGTTTGAAGAATCATATCGAGAAGTCAAGAAAGAAACTCCTATGTGTTTCGGTGATGCTATCGAAGTTTTGAAGCAAGGTGGGGCTATCCGTAGAAACGGCTGGAACGGCAAAGGCCTGACGGTATTCAAGCAAGTGCCTGCACATATTGAAAGCGATACCATTCCCAAGATGCAATCGCTTCCTCAATCAGCAAAAGACCTTATTCTGAAAGGAAAAGGTTTTATTGACTATACAAGCCAATGCCTTATCTATAACGAAAATACGGGACGTGCTGATTCGTGGGTACCATCCATCAGTGATGTGTTTGCAGAAGACTGGGAAATTGTACAATAGCCTATCTGCCAAGCTGTAAAAAAGGTTAAAGCAGCGTAAGCAGATGTTTACGCTGCTGGCTTAAAACTTAAAATCATGAAGACAAAAATATCAAACTGGCTTATTAGATTAGCAGAAAAAATCAATCCACAAGAAAGATTGAGTAGTATTGAACGAGTTGATAACTACGAAGCAAAGAAGCTTGGTATCTGCCTTGCCCGAACTAAAAAAGAAATCAAGGATTACCGAAAAAAGAAGAAACTTGATGAAGGTTGGTCTAATCGAAAATCAGATGAAATGTTCATCAAAGAAGTAAAGGATGAAGTTCTCCAATCAATTGTAAGCTCAATCAACCAGAGGGGGCTAATAGAATACTCCGTTGAAAAAGTTGGTGATGAACTCCATGTTACCGGTGAAATCAAAGTATATATAAAAAAAGAATAATATGCAGGTTCCTATAGATAACATAACTTTTAGCGAAAGTGAATATCATCGTGGAGACAAGATCTGGAAAGCTCAAACACTCTATGACTTTGCAAAAGTAAAAGAATACCCTATACTTGATATGCCCTTATGGAATATTGACTTGACAGCAGAGCCGTTTGAGTGTAATCAACTTCATAGTTTTATATTTCAGTGCAAACGAGTGAATCAATGTTCTCTTGAATATCCTATTATTCTTGATGATGTAGGACAAATCGCCGATGGATACCACCGCTTATGTAAAGCAATACTAGAGGGTAAAGAAACAATTAAAGCTATTCGTTTATTGGAAATGCCAGCACCTGACAGGGTTGAAAATAAATAATACGCAATGGCAAAGCCAAAAACTCCAAATCAGAAACGCAAGTACGGCGAGCTGAATAAACGGCTCGCCAAGTACGTCATGCTTGTGGAATCCATATACGAGGATTTGAATTTAGAGGCGGCTAAAATAGTCGGAATTACCGATTTTACCATTGATAGTGATAGGACGTTTATGTGGTCGGATTATCCCCAAACAAGGAAACGGATAAGAGACTTACAAGAACGGTTCGTTGAGGACATCGGATCTGTAATATATAGTGGAACTTCTGAAGAATGGAAAAACAGCAACGAAGTTCAAGATCTTCTTGCCAACAAAGTATTGCAAACTTATGGCGCAACCATAGGAAAGGAGAAATACGAAATCCTATACCAGCCCAATAATGATGCATTGAAAGCGTTTCAGCAACGTAAGGATAAAGGATTTACCATATCAGATAAGTTGTGGAATCAATCGACTCTGTATAAACAGGAACTTGAAGAAGCCATATCATGTGCCATTCAAAAAGGTACGAGTGCAATTACATTAAGCAAGCAAATCTCCAAATATCTGCTCGATTTCCCGCAACTACAAAAAGATTACAAGGAAAGGTTCGGAAAAGCATCACGGGCAATGGATTGCGAGTATCGTTCTATCCGTTTGGCTGCTTCCGAAATCAATATGGCATACCGTCAAGCTGAAAACCTACGCTGGCAGCAGATGGACTTCGTGGTGGGGTATGAAATCAAGTTGAGCAACAACCATACTTGCAACGGAAAGCCTTTCCAAGACATTTGCGATATACTAGCTGGGAAGTACCCGAAAGACTTCCAATGGACCGGTTGGCATCCCCTTTGCCGGTGTTACAAGATACCCATTCTAAAAACCGAAGAAGAATTTTGGGAATGGGACGGTCGGAGTGAAGCCACGACAGCAAGCGTGAACGAAGTTAAAGACGTACCGGACGCTTTCAAAAAGTGGATAAACGAAAATATACAGCGAGCAAAGAGTTGGGACAGCGCACCTTATTTTATTCGTGATAATGATAAATATATTCGTGAGGACTTTAAGGTAAATGTTTATAACAAGACAGAGAAAACCTTTGTTCGAAAGCGCAGGACAAATCTTGCTATGAGCCGTGTAGAGTATTACAACAAGATCTATCCGCATATTCCCGAAGTGCAGCAAGCTGCGGTCAATGCCTATACCCAAGCCATCTCCTCTGGCAACAAGAGGGCTACTAGTCGTGAAATTAACCGCCGTTTACGCAATGGAACGGAAGATGAATATGTGGACGTGGCAAGCCGTCTGATAAGTCAAGCCTTATCAAGGCTCCCCAAATATGAAGGTGTTGTTTATCGTGGAGAGACCATGAGCATAAAGAAACTTCAAGAACGGTTCCTTGACCATATCGGCGATGTAGTGTCCGATAAGGGTTTCATTTCGTCCAGCCTTTACATGGATACACCTATGAAGTTCATATCACATGCCGGAATACCCAAGAGTCACAAGCGTGTAATCTTTGAGATACAAAGCAAAAACGGACGCAATATCAGCAAAATATCAGAATTTAATGGTATATTTACACTTGAAAATCAACATGAAATTCTGTTTGACAAAGGAACTAAGTTCTTGGTTAAGAAACGTAGGATAGAAGGAGATGGCACTTATAGAATAATACTTGTAGAGCAATGAAGAAGAAATATAAAATAATCGGCGAAACGGAAAAAACCGTTACTTTTATCTATGGCGGTACAGAATGCTGCTATGCCAAATCCTGTTATTCTTCTATCGAGGAAGTAATTAAAGAGATTGATGAGGAAAGGAAACAAGAAAAAGAAGTAATCAAGCATATCGAAGCCCAGCGTGCTACTATGACACTCGAAGAACGCACCGGCTGGGACGAGGCCGACCGTGCCGTGTTTGAGCGTTGGCAAGATGAAGCCAATACCAATATGTACCTTGACGGCATTATTTATGAAGATGAAGACCCGGATTTCAATCCATTCAGGAAAGACGATAAATAGTGGCAACCATGAAGCAAATCAAGCTATCAAAACAGGAGAAGCAAGTGTTGCGTTTAATCAGCAGCGGGATTGTCTGCCCAAACACTTATCCGCACCATATATTCATTTCGTGCGTAGACTCGCTGGAAAGATTAGGTCTTGTCAAAGGTCTATGGAACGAGGGGCATGAACTTGAAGATGTCCGCATAACGAAATATGGAAAAATTTATTTTGCCACCAATCCTAACTTACGCAATCCCATAGACTGGAAATGGATTATAACTACCATAATCGCAGTAGCAAGTGCCATATTCGGCGCTATGGCCTTGTTTGTGGCTTGCTCGATAAAATACGGATAATTCCTTTGATTTAAAGAATTGATGTTTGTACAACTCTAATTTGGCATTTGTTTACACACGTCTATTTTGAGGCATATAAAAAGCGGTGAGATTAATTTTTCATCGCTTTCTTTTTACGTTTTCTGGTGGTGCACTTCATTATTTGTGAATATTGTAATTTTGCATTAAACGGAATTTCGCCTTAGGATTCACTGCCTTAGGAAATCGTATAATAGCCCTCAAAGGTTAATAATATTGAATTATGTATGAAATTCATATACTTTACTGTATATTTGCAAAAAGCGTATGAAGATGTACGCCACCCGACTTGTCGTAAACACCTGTTTGTCCGTTTAGGCGGAGGCACATCTGAAAGAAGATGCGAATAGTCTGCTGGCTACATTGCTACGCAGACTATTTTTTTGTTTAAACTTAAATGAAATGAACAGACAACAGCAAGTTTTCGTAAGGTTGAAACTTAAAGCGAAGGCGTTAGGGTTCAACGCAAAGGAATTGAAGGGTATCGCCGCCAAGATTGCCGATAACCTGAAATCCGCAGAAGATGCCTCAGAAGAGGATGTAAACGCAGAAATCGACGAGCAGATAGAAGCGGTTCTCCCTTACCTCACTTTCGGCCAGTCGCAAGCCAACCGTTTGCTTGACGAATGGAAGAAAAAACACCCCGAATCAGAAGAAGATGATGATGACGACGTTGACGATGACACGTCAAAAGGCGGCTCTCGTCCAGCTGGTTCAAACAAGAAAAATCCCAACAACAAAGGAAATGAACAAGACGAAGAACCCGCATGGTTTAAGTCTTTCAGAGAACAACAGGAAGCCCGTTTTGCCGCATTGGAAGGTGAAAAAGTTTCTAACTTGCGTAAGGCCAAACTTGAAGCCCTGCTGAAAGACACTGGAACATTCGGTTCACGTACATTGAAAAGCTTCTCTAAGATGAGCTTTGAAAGTGACGACGATTTCGAGGAGTTCTATTCAGATGTTGAGGAAGACCTGAAGAATTACAATCAAGAGCGTGCAGATGCAGGTTTGGCAACATTGGCAACCCCTCCTGCTGCCGGAAGTAAAGGTTCGGGTAAACAAGACGAAGTATTAACCGACAAAGAAGTTGAAGATTTAGTCAACACTTTCTAAGTCAAAAAAGAAATTGTAACAATGGGTGCAACAGCAAATTTATCAAGCGAAATGGAAGTTCTCAATGCCGGAATGGATTCTGTCGTAATCCGGCATTATGTAGCTGGCATTATCGGAGGTCGTACTCTTGACGTATCAAATTATAACCTTCCGGTTATTAAAGCCGGACACGTTGTTATTCGTGATCCGTCAACAGACACGTACAAACCTATGCCCGTAAAATCATCTGGCGATGGATACGACTCACTTCCCGGTTCTCATGAATATGTAGGAGTAGTTGTATGTACAAAACCAACTAGTGAACCATTGGTTGGTATTATGTATAGTGGCGAAGTCAATGATTTGGCGAGTCCATACCCCATAGACGACATAAAAGCGGCTATGAAAACGGCATTGCCAACTCTTGTATTCTTACACGATTAATGTAGAAAGGAGGTAAAAAAATGAAAGAATCACTATTTATTGAATACATCAGAAAGATTTTCCCGAAACTTCAAACCATCATCGAGAGAATCAATGGTAAGCGAGGCAATCAGCTTACATATCTTCACAAGACAATGCTTCGCAAAGAATATTCCGCAGACCAAAAGTGGGAAAGTGCATCAGTTAACACAACTTATGTTGCGGCCGACATGGTAGCAATGGACTCACCTCTCCCTCCCAAGATGAGAGACTCCATTGCTCACGCAAATGGTACATTGCCAAAGGTCGGAATGAAAAAAATTCTTCGTGAGACTCAGATCAACACAATCAACATCATGAAAGCTCAAGGAGCTGCGTTCACTAATATAGCTAACAAGCTAACCAACGATGCGGTAGCTTGCTCTGTTGGTATCGATGAAAAGAACGAAGCAAACTTTTTAACTGCTTTATCTGATGGAGTTGTAATCGTTGAAGATGAAAACAATACAGGAACTGGATTGCGCATAAATTTCAACTATTTACCGCAAAATAGCTTTGGTGTAGAAACAGCTGGAACTATTTCTTCTGATGACATAAAGCGTGTTATTGCAAAAGCTGACGCAGATGGTAACTCAATTACAACGATAGCAATCTCGTTATCGACTTACAATAAAATGAGACAAGAACAATGGGCAAAAGAATTGGTTGCCAACTATCGAGGTCAGACATTCGACAGCAACACTAAGTTACCTGTTCCTACTGCTACATTGTTTGACGAAGCATTTGCCGATGACAACAACGGAATTACATTCTTAAAGATTGACCGTACAGTCATTTCTGAGAAAAATGGTAAACGCATTCCGTACAAACCGTGGAATGCGAACAAACTAATATTCCTTACTACACAAGAAGTTGGCGCATTGGTTTGGGGCACACTTGCAGAAGTTACTAATCCCGTAGCAGGAGTAATTTATTCCACGGTAGATGAATACAAACTTATCAGCAAGTATTCTAAAAATGATCCTTTGCAGGAATTTACAAGTGGTCAAGCATTAGTTCTCCCTGTTATTGAAAACGTAGACCAAATCTACTCCCTTGACATCTCAGAAGCTCAAACGATTGACACTACCGAAGAGGGAAAAGATTCTACCGATAAGAACATCACCATTTGGGGACAAGCTTACATAAAAGCAAACTTCGTCGCAGAGTTCAATAAAATAACCGGTAAAAACTTATCGACGACTATTTCAGACGATAAGTTAATTGCTGCTGTAAACAAATTGAATGATGCCGATGAAGCTAAGCTCAAAAAAGCTGTTGAATCATATAAAACAACAAATGGAGATAGTTAAGCCATGAAGACAATTCAGCAAGCTCTTATAGACGAAATACATTACCCTATTTCAGAAGGTTTTGTAGAGAATGTGATGATAAAACGCAAACTCAATCCAGTTGGTGATTGCGATTCAGATACAATGAGCTCAAAGGAGTATATGGGAGCTTTGGCTGACTGTCTTTGGTCTTTAGTTCAGTCTATCAATTTTTCTGAAGCAGACAAGTCTTTCGGTTCTTTATCAGATAAAGACAAAGAACGTATTCTGTTACGTGTTAACTCAATCTATAATGCCATTGGTGAACCTTCGGTAGAGTTGGAGGCAAAGCCAATGGTATATATAGGTGACTGCCTTTTGTAATATGTCAGTAATAAGACTATATCCACACAGATTGCAGTACCTCGTATCAAAAGATGGTTACGAGGATAGCAATGGTGATTATCATGAAGGAGAAACTAACTGGGAAGGCTGTATTGAATGCGACGCAGTTCCTGCTGGTAAAGCCTCTGAAAAAGAGTTTGACGATGGTATTGTAAGAAGCTATTCATATACAGTTTATCTACGTGCAAATTGTCGAACATTCATGATAGGTGACAGGATTAAGATACATCTGCTTGAAGGAATTGAAAGGGAGTTTAGTGTGAAAGGTTTCCATCGCTACCAGAAACAATGTAAACTATGGGTATAAGAATGACCACCAAGCTAAGCGAAGTGCATGACATGCTCATGAGAGAAGCAGAGCGTGTCGAGCGTCTTACTATTCGTGCTTTATCCAAACTTGGCGAACAATGCGTTACAAAAATTCGTGATAGAGCAGGTGATAAAAGTTGGTACGACCAAACAGGCAACTTGCGTAGTTCGGTTGGATATGTGATTGCTCATAATAAGAACATCATTCAATACTCAACTTTCAACCAAGTGAAGCAAGGTTCAGAAGGTGTAAAAACAGGTAAAGACTTAGCGAAAGAACTTGCTAAAAGATATTCTAATAACTATGTACTTATCGTAGTCGCCGGAATGAACTATGCTGAATTTGTAGAAGCGATGGATAATAAAGACGTACTTGCATCAACCGAACTTTGGGCAAGAGAACAAGTTCCATTGATGCTTGAAAAACTTAAAAGACAGATTGCGAAATAATGAAATCTGATATTGAAATAGCTAAGTTCGTTTATCACAAAATTAAAGGTACAGAACTCGAATGTAATGTCTCCGGTAAATTGAGTGACAGAGGAAGGCCCAACAAATCTGATAAAGAAGATATAGTCATATCTGTTCTTGCAAATGAAGGTTGCGGACAAATACAACGAGCCTATGTGAATGTCAATATATATGTCAAAGACTTATGGGACTCTGAAACTAAAACATGGGAAAAAGATTCAATCCGAATTTGTGAATTATGCGAACTATCGAAGTTTTTATTCGCTATACGAAAAGACGAATATCATACGGTTCCATCACAATGCAGTCAAAAAACTGATTCAACAGGAGTTTCATTTGAAGACGGACATACAGAGCATTTCATTAATAACAAACTGTACATAGAGATAAATAACGAATAAATTTTTAATATAAATTAGGTATATCATGGCAGTAATAGGATGGGGTAAGCCCCGTGTATTTATAAAAGATTTGGATGCTTCTGCTCCTAAATGGGAGGAATTACCTACCCCTGTGGAAGATTCTACACAGTTGACAACAACAAAAGGAGATAAACAAGAAGCAAAAATCGAAGGAGGCGAAAATGAAGATGTAAAGTATGGAAAGAATACCTATGCTTTGGCATTGAACATTCGTGCCGCAAAAGGACGTAAGCGTCCTGTAAGTGATAGCGATGGTGTTGTTGCACACAATTATGCCGTTGTTGTTCAACCGGAAGACCCAGAAGTTCAAGGCTTCTGCATGGAGAAAACGACAGTTTCCGTCGAAGACACTTTTACTTCTGCTGACGGTGGTGTTTGGGCATACACTTTTGATGCTTTGAAAGCAGCCGCCGATAAAAAACAAATTCAGTGGGGTAAAATCATCGTGACGGAATCCGGTGGAAACATCAGTAAAATTGAATGCGATCCTGAAGATGAGTCTGGAGACGGTGATAAATTCGAAGTAGCTCCTAATCCAAGTGTTGGTGGATAATTCAATAGGTTGTAGATAGAGCCAAACGTGGGGGCTTCGTACCCACGTGTTCTGCGTATCTAGTGTAACGGTAGCACATATACACTCCATGTATAAAGTTGTGGTTCGACCCCACAGTTGCGCTCAATATAATTTATTTTGCATGGACAAAGAAGGGAAAATAATAGAAATGGATATTGCAGATACTATCATGGAAAGACCTTATGAGTTCCATATAGGAGAAATGCAATTCTACTTATACCCTGCCACATTAGGTAAAATATACCTTTTATCACGTCTTACCGAAAATTTAGAAATAAATAAAGACTTCCTTTCTCTAAATCCATATATGGAAGCATTACGATTATGCGATTCCAAAAGAGATATTATATGCAAAATATTGTCTTACCATACATTCGATAAAAAGGAAGAATTATTCAATAGCCACCTAATAAATGAAAGACGAAAGCTATTTGAAGACAACCTATCGAATGAAGAACTTGCTCAACTATTCATAATAGTGTTATCAAAGGATAACATTGACCAGTTTATTCAACACTTTAAGATTGATATTGAGAAAAAAGAACAAGAAAAAATATCAAGAATCAAGAAAAAGAAGTGTAACACTATAACCTTTGGAGGTAAAAGTATTTATGGTACTTTGATAGATATAGCCTGCGAACGCTATGGCTGGACTATGGACTATGTTGTATGGGGTATTAGTTATGCCAACCTGCATATGTTACTTAATGATTACATAACATCTATATACCTTACTGACGATGAGATAAAAAAATATCATATATCTACGGACCGAACATTTATAAACGGGGACGATCCTAAAAATATGGATAAAATAAAAGGAATGAAGTGGGACTAAAACTCAATGAATTTACCTCGGTCGTATTCACTATAAGAAAAACATATATTATGTAAAAGTGCGTTATTATCCTCGTCAACATTAATTACTTTATATCCATAAAAATAAAACATCGGCCATGTAAAGCCGTCAGGTTTATAAAGTATTACAGCCAAATATACCCCTGTTTTTATGTCCTCAAAAATATTTATTCCAGAAAACGTGTCAGATGTATATGCGGGAGTCAACTCATTACCCAACTTATCTCTTAAAACTTGAGAATCGCCGTACTCCATTGTAGACATATAGCTGTCATCAAAGTCTCTTGCTGTTTCATATTCATATAAGCGAACCAAAGAAGGAGATGCAATTTTATTATCACATTTTACATTAATCATTACTGATAATATCTCAGGATCATTATCTGAGCAAGATGTAATGGATAAAGCACAAACTATGATTAGCAAAAACTTTCTCATAATTCTAAAATTTGTATTAGTTACGTTTGTCATTTTTCTAATTCATTTTTCTTTGCAAGCCAATAATTCGCCTCTTTCAATGCCAAATCAAGACCCTCTTTAAGACCATCGGCATAATTAAAAATATCATCGATAGTCTCGATGTCAATCCATTCATTCGTCTTGTAGTTATCCTTTGGCAAGCATATTTTTTTACTCCGTTTCCCTATATAAATGCGGCAAATCCACCACCATGTACTACCATCTATGTTCACGGAAAAATAAGTCTTGTAGTCGTTATATTGAATACGAGATACATCTACATACTGCCTCAATATACTACGCACGATATTATAGGCATCTATCTCCTCTTGTATAGTAACTATACCTTTTTCTCGGTCTTGAAATACTACACCATCAGGAAGTTTTTCTTCATTCATTTCGTTCGGCTGTTGATTTTCATTCTCAACCTCCTGTGGCATTTGTTTTTCATCCTTATTCTCATTCTTCATAGCCACATTCAAACGGTCGGATATAATATCGTTAATCACCGAAGCAATGGACTTCTTTAATATCGGTTTGTATAGCTCAATTTGTTTTGCGGTAGACTTCCAGTCATTCAGACATCTTACGAAATAACGAGTAAACTCCTCTCCCGGATCTTGAAAGTTCTTTGTAAGCAGGTCTTTTATCTGAATGGTGATTTGTAACTCTTGTGCCGTGCTCAATATATCTTGCTCATTATAATAAGACTTATGAAACTTTTTTAGTTGCTCAATATCGTTGTCCGATAAATCGAGCATATTCACCACAAGGAACGGCTTTTCGTCCATTATGTTCACCTTTTCTAAATCTGTATAAAAGCGATATTCTATTCCATTCGTCAAGACCCCAAACCTAGCCTTTGAAGCGACAAAATATCTTTGTAACTGAGTGTCATGTAAATTCAAGTTTTGTTTACAATGCTTGCATTCTATAAGTAGTATAGGATTTTCGTCCTTCATTATGGCATAGTCTATTTTTTCGCCTTTCCTCTTAACTAAGTCACAATCCATTTCCGGTACAACCTCAAAGGGATTGAATACATCATATCCCAATGCTGCTATCACAGGCATTACAAAAGAGTTTTTTGTCGCTTCTTCCGTTGCTATGCTATCCTTCTGTTTAGCAATTTTCTCTACAATCTGTTGAATTGTATCTTTGAAATCCATATCTTATGCTGTTAAGATTGTTTCGTCAAAAGTATAATACAATAATCATTTATTAAAATATTTATACTCACACATTAGTTAAACTTTATTAACTCTATTCTATTTTATCAAAAGTATATGAATTTCATACACTTTTGTATATTTGCAAATGATGTGATGTTACATCTACCCCCTTTAATCGAAAAGACTCATGGCCGGACTTCATTTTGATATAACAGGCGACAATTCTAATTTTCTTCGTAAACTACGAGAAGTAGAAACCGGAGTAACCAATACTTCTAAGGAAATAGAAAAAAATGGATTGGGCATAGAAGATATGTTCAACAAAATGACGAAAGCAGCTGCTGCTTTTGGTGCTGGATTTACAGCAAAAGAACTTATCCAAAATATTATACAAGCAAGAGGTGAAATTCAACAATTAGAGGTCGCTTTTACCACTATGCTTGGAAGTGGTGAAAAGGCAAACGTCCTTATGGCTCAGCTCATAGAAACAGCTGTCAAAACCCCATTCGAACTACGAGATGTTGCCGATGGAGCTCGTCAATTATTGGCTTACGGCTTTGCTGCGGAGGACGTGAATCAGACCCTTATCAGACTTGGCGACATTGCAGCCGGACTGAGCATACCGTTGGGCGATTTGATTTATGTCTATGGAACAACGATGACACAAGGTCGACTTTATACAAGAGACCTCATTCAATTCACAACCCGTGGTATTCCTATGATTGACGAGCTTGCCAAACAACTCGGTGTGGCTAAAAGCGAAGTACAAGGATTGATCGAAGCAGGACGGGTAGGTTTCCCAGAAGTGCAGAAAGTCATTGAAAGCCTGACAAACGAGGGAGGCAAATTCGGTGGACTGATGGAAGCGCAGAGCAAAACCATCACCGGACAGATTTCTAACATAAAAGACAGTTTCTTTATTATGTTAAACGACATCGGCAAAGCGAATGAAGGTATCATCAATGATGCATTATCCGGAGTCTCTTATTTGATAGGAAACTATGAAACTGTCGGAAAAACCTTGCTTGAAATCGTCGTAACATACGGAGCGTATAAAGCTGCATTGATTACTATAACAGCTTTACAAAAAGTATATTCCGCCGTATTAGCTCAGTCCGCATTAAATCAAAGTCTTGCAACAGCTTCAGGAATAACATTATCAAATGCAGAAGCTTTGGCTGCTACTCGCACGAAATTATTGCAAGTTGCGCAAGCTGCACTGAACAAGACTTTACTTGCCAACCCATATGTCGCAGTAGCAGCGGCAGTAGCAGCACTAGGTTTAGGTGTTTATAAATTAGTCACTTATCAAACAGAAGCAGAAAAGGCACAGGAAAGGCTGAACGATGAATTTGGTAAAACCGAAGTGGCTGCATTAAATGAAATGTCCACATTAAGGGAACTTAATAGGCAACTTACGGAGGCTAAAAAATGGTCTGACGAATGGTATGCTATAAAAGAAAAAATAGTAAATGGCTATTCAAAGTACCTTTCTGGCATTGATGAAGAAATTGATAAAACAGGGTCTCTTGCTGGACAATATGAAAAATTAGAAAAAGCCATACGTAAATCTATGGCCGCACAAAATTATACCAATTTTGCCAAACAAGAAGAAGATATATACAATAGCGTCAGAGAAAAAAACTTAACAAAAGTATATGACGCATTTACAAAAAAATATGGAGATGAATCTGGATTAAAAGTCTACCGAAATTGGTTAAACTGGCTGGATAGCGGTCGAGATATACCGACAGAAATTCAAAGGATTTTTAATGATGTATCTACTGGATGGGGAGAAAGTGCAAATACACTTCTATTTGAAATAAGGCGACAAGCTGAAATAAGAAATAAAAATTTAGAAGAATACAGAAACAAATATTTCATTCCCGAACCCTCATTTGATTCACCTACTGAAAATATTTTTACAACCGAAGGTAAATCCATCTCCCAACTTGAAGAAGAAATCAAGAAGGCTGAAACCTCACTTGCCTCATTAAAAAAGGCCCTTGCAGACGGCAGCGGCACGAAAGAAGCAGTGGATCAACAAGAGGCTTATATCAAGTCGCTTCAAGACACTATACTTGAACGTGAGAAAGATTTGAGAGTAATCAATGAAGTCAAAACACAAATCTCAAAATTAGAGAAAGAGCAAGGAGAAACTGTAAGCGGAAGCAAGGAATACAATGCGTTACAATCACGAATTGACGCACTCCGTGCAAAGCTGCCTAAAACCAAATCTGATAAAGCGGCTGAAGATAAGCAAGCAAAAGAGCAAAAAGAGGCCGAGCAGAAACTTGTTGATGAACTTCTTGAGCTTCGTAAAAAAAATCAAGAGGAAGAAATCTCCCTCTGGGAAGAAGGTAAAGATAAGAAATTGAAGCAAATTAACTACTATTATGAAGAACAGAAAAAAGAAATTAAAAAGAAAGAGAAAGAGCTGTCCGAGTTAAACAAAGTAGCTAAGATTGAACCCTCCAAGCTTAATGAGAATGGACTAACAACTGAACAACAGGAAGATATTGATACCGCAAATAGGTTAAATGAAAAGAATAAGAATAAACAGACCAAAGAAATTCTCGATGATGAAATTAACGCAATGAACGATTATCTTGCCGCTTACGGTAACTATTATGAAAAACGTAATGCTATTATTGAGCAAGGCGAATCTCGTAAGGTAGGCAAAAACGAATGGGAACAGAAGTCTATTGACGAAGAAACAAAAAGGGCACTATCTGATTTGGATATAGAGGCGAATAAATCTACGTCTGCCATAAGTAAATTGTTTGACGATATGCGTCAACACACAGTTGCAGATATGCGTCTCATTGCTAATGAAGCTGAACGGGCATTCCAATTCTTGCAATCAGGCGAATGGGACGAAAACAAAGGTCTTGAATTTGGTATGACAAAAGAGACCTTCGACACATTGCGTAAATCTCCCGAAGAATTAGAACGAATTAGAAAAGGTATAGATAATGTCCGTAATTCCGCAGATCAATCTGAAACGGGGTTTAACAAACTAGCTAATGGTCTTAAAAAAGTATTCGATGCCGGTTCAAATACAAAAAAATTGCAAGATGGACTTGAAGAAATAAGAAGTGGATTAAGTGAGGTATTAAGTGTAGCCCAATTCCTTTCCGACACATTTTCAAATCTCGGAGAGGCTTTCGGATCTGATACACTGTCAGGCATTGCCGAAGGTATCAATGTGGCTATGGACGGCCTCAATTCAGCTATGCAAGGAGCAGAGGCAGGTGCTATATTTGGACCGATAGGTTCTGCTGCTGGTGCTGCCATCGGTCTTGTCTCCTCTCTTGCTTCCTCTATCGCAAAAATCCACGACGCAAAAAATGAAAAACGGATTCAGAAATTACAAGATCAGGTAGATACACTTGACCGTTCGTATGAAAAGTTAGGCAAGTCCATTGAAACTGCTTACGGAAAGAGTGCTTCCAGCTTGATTGAAGACCAAAATAAATTGCTAGAACAACAAAAAGTACTTATTCAAAATCAAATTAAAGAAGAACAAGATAAAAAGAATACAGATAGCGACAGAATAAAAGAATGGGAAAATCAAATTGACGAAATAAACAATCTCATTTCTGATAACAAAGAAAAAGCTATCGATGTCATATTTGGGGAAGACCTAAAAAGTGCTATTGACAACTTTGCAGAGGCTTATGCAGATGCATGGGCTTCTGGCGAGAATAGGGCTAAATCTGCAAAAGATGTTGTAAAGCAGATGATGCAACAAATGGTAACAGAGAGCATTAAGGCAGCAATTAAATCCTCAAATAAAATGGAGGAAATACGCACTAAGTTGCAACAATTTTATGCCGACAACGTGCTTTCTCAATGGGAACAAGATTACATCAACAACATGGCTGAACAGCTTCAACAAGAAATAGATGCTCAATTCGGTTGGGCTGATAGTCTCATGGGAGAAAGTTCTACCACCGAACAAAAGTCGACAGCCGAAGGTTTTGAAACCATGTCACAAGATACAGCAACGGAATTAAACGGCCGGTTTACAGCGTTGCAGCTTTCTGGTGAAGAAATCAAAAATCAAATGATTTCAGCCGTAATCTCTCTAAATTCTCTTTTATCTGTATCAACTAATAGCAATTCTATACTAAATAACATTCTTAATCAACATGTGATTACGAATAGCTACTTAGAAGACATTGCAAAATATACGAAATTATTAATTGATATAAAATCCGATATAGCACAAGTCAATAGGAATACTAAAGATTTATAGATATGAATACAGTAAAAGAAATAATGATGGCTGCTTTACAAAAAGGAGCTTGTAATAAGTCTTATGGTGTTAGTGACTGGAAAACTCTAGTATGGTTGTTCTTTACACCACAAGGCATAGAGTTTTGTGAGAAGAACAACTTCCCTCCTATTGAAACGTTCCGTGAGATGAGTAATGATATTGCTAATTATTGCGTGTTTGTCGACACTAAAAATGTAAAAAGAAGTAATGATACCAATATTGCTTTAATAGGCAATACCAATGCGGAACTAGTATTTGACGATAATACTAGAGTTCACAAAGTTATACTCATGCATGGAGCCAGAGCTATAATAGTTGCCCGTAATTACGCAGTTATTAGACTTATAAACATACGAAATTGTCCTGTAGAAATCAATAAAGACAAAACTTCAGTTATACTTAAATAAAATGGCATCGGGAGAGTTTTACATAAATGGGAAAGACTGCTATACAAATTGGGGTATAAGTATGGATACATCATCTCTTTCCTCCTTAATGACACCGTCACCTTTAAAAGAGTTCATCGAAAACAAGTCTCGATTAGAACATGGCAAACGAGTCCTGTCCTCTAATCCTAAAATCGATGAACGAAATATCACTTTAACTTTTAACCTGACGGCAAAAACGGAAGAAGAATTCTTTTCAAGATACAACAGCTTTTGTGAAGAATTGGCAACAGGCATAATAAATATAAAAACAAAGTATCAACCAAATATTACTTACAAAACAATCTATATTTCATGCAATCAATTTACGCAATTCATGAGAGGAATAGCACGATTTTCTCTAAAACTTGTCGAATATAATCCAGCAGATAGAAATTCATAAAAAAGTACATGTTTTTCATACACTTTTATTATCTTTGACTGAAATCGTATGAAGATATACGAAACCATCATGATAGACATTAAAAACATACAAGGAGATACTATTTTATCAGTTCCTATAACAGAAGAATGTGTTCATGTAGAGGAATTGATGAAATCCGATTATGTAGAATTGTCGTGGAACTCGGACCAAAATGAAGAGATTCCGGTAGGGGCTTATATTATACTCGATGGTGAGAAATATTCTCTTTTGGAGCCATATAATCCAAAACAAAAGAACGAGGTCGAATTTCAATACAAACCACAATTTCATTCGAAATTTATATCATGGGGTAAAGTGCCTTTTTTCATGTATTCTTACGATGAGAATAACGAGATAACGAATCGGGAGCCGGATTGGTCTCTTACCGATAACCCGGCCAATTTCATGAGTGTTATTTGTAAGGCTATCGAGAACGAAACCGGGGATACATGGACTTACGCCGTCGATTCTTCTCTTAACGCTTCCACTTCTTTGTCTTTCCAATCAATCGACATATTGTCTGCCTTGAACAGTATAGCCTCTGCGTTTGAGACAGAATGGTGGGTTGAGAAAAATTCTATGATTATTCATCTGTCGAAAGCCGAGCATGGAGCTGTTGTTTCTCTCGAAGTTGGTGAAAGCATCAATACACCTTCGGTCACGGCGGGAAAAGATGGGTATTATACCCGATTTTACGCATTCGGGTCAACTCGAAACATCGTACAGGAATACAAAGGTGCTAATGTCAACAATTTGGTCAACAAACGGCTGACTCTTGACCCAAAAAAATATCCAAACGGATATAAAGATATAAGGCCAAACCTTCAACAGGGAGAGATATTTAGCAAAATCCTCCTGTTCGATGATATATACCCTTCATCGGAACTCTCCATATCAGATGTCAGATTCCGCCTTATGTGGCGTATAGACTCGGAAACGAATGATAAAATACAGATAGGCACAGATGAAAATGGAGACCCTATATACGACCAATATGCAATATGGTATTTTCAAATACCGGAATTTAACTTCGACAATTCCCCTTATGACGAAGAAAAAAATCCGAATGGTATGCGTATACCAAATAAGGAACCTTCGGTACATTTCCAATCTGGGGCTTTGCAAGGTATGGAATTTGAGCTTATATACCATGATGAGAGTAAAACAATAACGAGTGATGATGGCATAAGCTTCGAAGTCAAAAAAGGAGATTTCGAGATTAAATATAAAGAGGAAGAAGGTAACTATATTATCCCTGCTATTACGGGACTTATACCGTCGGAAAATGACGATATTATCCTATTCAACATAAAAATGCCGGAAGAATATACAGATTCAGCGTACATACGTCTAGAAACGGCTATGAACGAAGAAATAGAACGGCTTTCTTCCGACCAGAACAACTACCAATTTTCATCTAATCCTGTGGTGTTCGATGAAAACAATCCTGATTTATCCATAGGAAGAAAAATCGAATACATAAACGCAGGATATTCATATGTTACTCGTGTTATAAGCCTTACAACCAAACTCGACTATCCTTGCGAACAGACTATTACCATCGGGAACAACCTAATAAAAGGGAATACGCAAGAACTGAAAGAAGAGGTCGCATCTGCCAATAAGAATATCGACTTGATTTCTGCCATCAATGATATGACGGCTTCCCTGCAACAATCGTATCAACGGACTGTAAAACAAATGCAGGAAGGATTTGCCCGTATTAACGATATGTGGAAATTCGACACAGAGTTGGAAAATACGATATACTCGAAATTTAATGTGTATTCACAGGGTGGAATATCCGCTCTTGGTGTATGGCGTGGAGAAGGGGGTGGCGGTGGTGAAGGAGGGCTCATCAAGCTCGTGTATGGGTTCGACGATCTGGGCGGGGCGTTCGACAACACCACGATGACGGATACTTTCAACGCCTACACCATCAACGAGATTTGGAAGCTCGCCAATGCCGGTGCATCTACGATAGGTACAGGCAATGTGGTGACGGCCGTCAGCAAGACAGCCCTCGGTATCGTTGTCACCAAAGGCATCACCCTGTACGATTGGGTGCGGCAGCCGAACAAGCCTACTTATTCGCTCTCGGAGATAAACAACGTGAGCGGTACATATACGGGGCTGACCGTAGGCAATGCGAACAACGCCGATTATGCCACGAATGCCGGATATGCCGTCTCGTCAGGAAATTCCGCCAACACGAATGCTTTTGCGAACAAGGACATTTACCACTACCAAGAGGCCGGGTGGATTATTCTGTCATCGCATAAGTATATAGATTCCGAGAGTCGTTGGTATTGGAACAAGATTGCAACCGTCACGGACAGTCATACGAATTATTCGGGCGTGGTCATCGAAATCGAGGCCGTCGAGGATTATGTGACCGGAGGAGCCGTTTACGGAAGGCTTTACCTTACCTGTGGGGAGGGGGCTATATCCCTTAACTTGATGACCATGCAGAAGTGTCAATCCCAGAGGGACCTGTACATACATGCCTGTATAGACAAGAGCGGGAACGTGTGGGTGAAAACGAATACGCAATGGCATAACCAGTTCCGGTTCAGAACTGTCGGAAAAGAGTACCTCTATATCGACACATATACGAGCGATATAGAAATCACTCTCGACAAACCTGCCGACACGAGCGAGGAGATAGAAAACCGGATAGTCGTGCTCCGGGACGGTAATTTCACGTATTTCTCGAACTCCCGTCTCGACAACGTCACTTGCAGCCAAGCCGATAAATTAGCCAGTTCCCGGACGATTTGGGGACAGTCGTTCGACGGTACGGGTGACGTTTCGGGTAATCTGACCGGTGTAGGCAGCATTTCCATGAGCGGAGATATAAATGGGGTTGAAAGAATTTACTGTTCAGGAGTCGTGGCGGAAACCGGTAGCAAGAGGGTTACTATCTATAATGGCGGAATATTGGCCACAAACTATCTCCGTTCGAACGGGTATATCACATCGGACGGTAACATCACGGCCGGAGGGGATATATCGTCGCAAGGCAATATCTCGGCACAAGGCTCGGTCACCGCCCTGACGACTTCGGACAAACGTTTGAAGCGAGATTTCGATTACACCCGAAGTTATACCGACAGGCTCTTGGCGATGGGCAGGGTATGCGATTTTCTATACACCGAAAAAGCACGGAAGCGTAACAAGGGCGGCGTGGACGGGGAAGCCCATACGGGGCTGATCTATCAAAAGGTGAAAGAGGTATTGCCATCGATGGCCTACGAAACGGAGGACGGTTACGGGGCTCTGAACTACCTGTCGCCCGACTATATCAACACCATCGCCGGGGCAACGCAGGAGACCGCCCGTCTGGTTAAAGCCCTTATGGGAGATATAGAACGATTGAAAAAAGAATTGTCCGAATTAAAAGGGAAAGGAGGAAAGTGAGCCTATGGCCATCGATAAAAACAAGATAGCAGCTCCGGTAGCGATAACCGACCCCTATAACCTACTTGGAATTTATCCGAAGAACGGGGTATGGGACGTGGCCGACATCGTTGCCCTCGAACGACCCCTGTTGCAGGGTGGCCGTCCGGGACGTATCAACAAGTGGAGCCGGCATAAACCGGTGCGCTATCCGCAGGCTGCACCGCTTTCCGAAAACTATCCCCAGCAATCCGGCGGGGTCACTACATACATCAATCAATGGGAAGGAAGCGAAACGGATAAGAATCAAGGCATACGCTATGGCTTGAAAGCTACGATACCGCACGGCACGAATATCGTCGCTATCCATGACGCCTCTTTCGATTATGTCGCCTATCCACACCCGGGTACGGATTTTTGTCGCCTCAGTGACTTCGACGGCTACGACCACAATGCGGAACCTAATCTTATCGGAAGTAAAATTGACGAAATCAGTGCGGATGTGCCGTATCTTTTTGTCGACATCAACTATTACGACACTTCGGTGAATTCTACCGGTGTACCCGTCGAATCATGGCTGGCACTTGCCTCCGACAAGAGTATCGGCGATTATTACCCGGCTATTTTGGCAACCGATGGAAATGGAAGCAGTTTTGCCCGATTGCTGACAAATACCTCGACAAATACCGTAACCACCTTGCGGGTGGGCAATGTGTGGTACTCCGCTTTCAAGGTCAAGTTTTTCAGTGACGGTACTACTCCGCCGATACTTCCTGTCGGACAGAGCGACACATTTCCGGGGGAGGATTCGATAGGGACGAATTTGAAGGTGACATTGTTCCTTATCGATAAGAAGTCGTTCGAATACTGGACAGGGGTCGACAAACAGATCACCGTGGCGGATTATTTCCCCATACCCACATCGATAGCCATGACAGCCGAGATAAACAGCACATATACCCCGATTAAAATCGTGGATTTCACTTTTCTTTCGAGTTACTTTCAGGTGCGTATCAGTTTTCCGAACGGAAATCCTCCGGTGGGTGAGAAATACACCTTCCGCATTTCGGGGTCCGGATTCCTCGCGATATATGATTACGAATACAAGGGAGCAGGGATTCTCATTTTGAATATCCCTTTGGGGACGATACATCCGGACCTTCCACCGGGAGCCCATACCTATTACCTGACCTGTTCCGTGTATGGGGTCTCCTCGTCGGGCGAGGCCGGCGTCCAACTCGACTCACTATCCAAAAACGTGACATTCGACATTCCCGACAGCGGGATTATCAGTTAACCATAAATACAAAACATTATGATTGAGTTAGTAAAAATCAGCGAAAACATCAGCCGTTCGTTCAACGGAAAAGAGACTGTGGAAACCCTGCAAGCGGTCAATTACCGAATTGTGGAAAACGGTGTGGAAAAAGGCCATGTCACTGTCGGGCAAGGCAGTTTTAACATGAATGTCTATTCCATGACCTCCACGGTCGAGGAAACGAAAGCTCTGGTGGAAAAAATGTTCAACGCATTATCCGATGGCAGCGATGAGTGACAAAAAGTACGAAGAGAAATACTCGTGGGAGGATATTAAGTTTACCATTGGATTTGAGGACAAGAACGGGAGCCCGATCGATGCCGAGACGAAGAAGTTTAAGTTCATCTACAAGGACGAGGCCGGTTGTTGTTGCGAAGTGAGCTACGACGGGAAGACACGTAAGAACTGTGTGTTCCGTGACGGCGTGCTGTACGGCATATTCAATTCCGGAACTTTCCGCTATGGCTTGCTCACGGTCGAGAGGCATTACTGGATAGAGGATGCCGATTTCGATGACGGCAAATGGGACTATGGAGATGTTTACAAAACCAATATAATCATCAAGTGATATGGCAGATAGTGATTGCATAATTGTTCATGAGCAGGTGGTAGTGCCCGATGCCGCCGTGGTGGAGGAAATGGTTGCCTTGCCCGGTGAAAAAGGAGACAAAGGGGATAAGGGAGATCCATTCACCTACGAGGATTTTACACCCGAACAAATCAAGGAGTTGCAGAAGCCGGCTACCGATGCGGGTGCTGTTGCTTTGGCTGCTGCAAATAAGGCTAATGCGGCAGCCGATAAAGCGAACCAAGCGGCGGAGAGCATAGACAATAAAATCTCCGGGAAACAAGACAGATTGATTAGTGGAGACAACATCGAAATAAAAGACAATGTTATTTCTGCGCAGGGGATAAACGGGAAATTATTCGAAAATACGAGTAAAACCTACCAGCTGTATTATTTTAAAAACGGTTTGTTCTTTTATTGCAACAAGGATAGCAGGCTTGCCTGTTGGAATGAACAGACAGGAGAAGATACCGTTTATGATGAAATCCCGTTAAATATACATTCATATCAATGTAATAGAAACTCTTGCTTCGTTTATAAAGACGGTAAAATCATTGTACCTAACAGTAGTGCCATCACCTGCTGGGATTTAGATACACGAACTAAGATATGGAATTTATCAGAACCGTACTATAATTGCAACTTCGTCGAATATAAGGACTTCGTTTATTTTTACAAAAATGATGGAGTTCTACGACTGATAGATTTTGAAACCGGTCTCACTGAAAAAGAATTCAATCTGAAAGAATTGTCCGGAGCCTCCATTTCAGATATTCAGAATTTCGGACAATGCGAATACAACGGATTCAATTATTTCCTGTCGTACAGTAATTTGTTTAAAATCGACAGTTCCAACGGCGATATTTCATTTGTAGGGAAAATAGAAGGTTCAGGATATAACATTATCGTCTATTTCAACAGTGCGGCTTATGTTATCAGCCATCAAAAGATTTGTACGATAGAGATGTCAAACATAGAGAACGGAACTCTTGCCAAGAAAAACGAAGCGGGATATACCATGAATACTTATGTCAATGTTTCCCCAAGCGATTCATTGATGGGCAATGCGATTTATGGTTATAGATATAAACTCACTTTCAACAGCTTGTACTACAATATTTATGTATATGCAGATATAAATATGGACGAATATGTCGGGAGAGTGATAAAAGGAGATTTCGGGTATATTCAGATACCTAACCCGAATTTGGGAAATGGAAAACTTCTGTATCCGAGGTATAAAAAATTCAATTGATATGATACAAGTTAAAATATACGACGAAAGAGTCACTAATATTTATTATGGCGAAACCCTGATAGAAGGATTCATACGAATAGAATCTATCCCATCTCCCGAGGAGATACCCGGAAAAATACCCGTGATGTATTACCGGAACGGTGCGATAGTCTATGAGTACGAAGAAGCACCGGAAGCGACGGAGGACGGCACGGAAACACCACCTGCCCAAATAGACTACGGAGAAACGGTAAACGGATTGATACGTCGGAAATATACCTTGTCGGAGGAGTTGGCGATACTTCGGCAAAGAGATACGAAAGCAGAGGAGTTCGAGGCTTATAACGCCTATGCGGAATCCTGCAAAGAGGAAGCCAGATTGTTAATCGAAAAACAGAAACATTGATATGGGAGGGATAAACGAGGCTACGGAGGTAGCCAGAGGGATAAGCGAACAGGGGTTCTTGGTGATGACCGCAGCATTCTTCTTGGTGTTGTCGGCCATGATGATGGTGGCCTGCTTCAAGTGGTTCAAATCGATTATCACCAAGAGTATGGAGGATTATGGAGAATCACTGAAAGAGCTTATCGAAAAGACGAACGACCAGAATAACATGTTGTCTGACATATCGGAAGGGTTGCGCTCGGAAACGCAACTTCGGATAAAGAACATGACGAGTGAATTTTTCAACCTTTCCGCCAGACGGGTTTTGGAAATTATCGAACAAGTTAGGAAGGAAAACCATATATCCGACAGGAATAGGACGCATGAAAAAATTATCGGAAATCTCACGAACCAGTACGAGGACAGGAACAGCCGTTTCGACTACTTTACCTATCGGGGTAAACGTCTTTCATGTTATACCAATCCTGAATGGATAGACTGGGTGGCAGAGGTTGTCGAGAACGAGATATATGCCCATACGGTGAACGATGACAGGGCTAAAACCAATGTATTTTCTGTCTATGACCGTATCAAGCTCGATTTTTATCACCGATTAAATAACGAATAATATGAAGAAAATTTTGGAGAGAATCAAAGGGTTGTTATTGTCTATTCCCCACGACAAGCTGCTGCATTTTATCGCAGGAGGTGTCATCGCCTCTTTCTTCGCCATCGTGATAGGTGCGACGGCGGAATATTGTGTGCTGTTCTCTGCCATAGCGGGCTGTATCAAGGAGGCTGCCGACGAGTGGAAGAAGCCGGGGGCTTGGTCGTATGCCGACTTGCTGGCGACCATACTGGGCGGGCTGGTGATTCAAATCGAAGTTTGGATTGCCTGACGAAAAAAATGAATTTTTATAACCCGGCGACGGGAAAGCGTTCTTTGACTTCTTGGAATCACCGTTTGATTTATCGTAAAAAAGTATAAGAATTGGTTGCATGTTACGATATTTTTTGTTACTTTGCAACAAGATGATAAGCGATACCTATAAATACGATAGCGTTACGGTTGCAAACTATATCATTGCGTTTGCTAACCAGAATAAGTTTTTCATTAACATGACTAAGCTTCAAAAGTTGTTGTATATAGCTTATGGAGTATATCTTTACGTAAAGAACGAACGCTTGACAAACGAGCACCCTCAGGCTTGGCCGTATGGTCCGGTTTTCCCGACCACTCGAAATAAATTGATAAAAAAGGATTTTTCAGAAATTTCCCTTTCTGATGAAAACCTTGAAAAAATAGCCCGTGATTCCGAAATGGAATCTCTGATGAAACTGGTCTTTGGCAGCTATGGTTCTAAAACTGCCGCCTATCTGACGGAATGGTCTCACAAGCCCGGTTCTCCGTGGGATAGGACCGTTAAGCAGCCTTCATTCAGCTGGGGGGATAGAATCCCGGATAGTTATATCCAAGAGTATTTTAAGACACTAATTTCTCCCAAAGCATGACTAAACAGAAAGATTCTTTTAGCGGCTTGGATTTACGTAGTGAGAATGGTGTCCATATTTCTCCCGACTCAAATTTGGGCGATATAGACGACAAGAATTTATCCGAACAAATACGGGAGCGATATTCACAAGATACACAATTTCGTAAACATTTGGCCAGATGGGTCATGTGGATTATCCCCATATGGTTATTCATAGTAATTGCCATTCTTGTATTTTGCGGGATCGGATTATTTTCATTGGGACCGGAAATATTGATATCTCTACTGGCTACGACAACTATCAATGTATTAGGTTTAGCCAATATCGTATTAAAGGGTATTTTCCCGAACCGAAAAAAATAAACATTGTTCACATGGATACAAAAGGTTCATTCCCCTATGTCCAGAACTCGTCCGATACGGATTCTAAACCTCCGATACCGGCTGATTATTCTCCAAAATTCGATGAAAGTTATTTAAATTCTTTAATCGAAAAGGCTTATCCTCGTCTAAAAGATGTCGACCCAGTACAATGGCTCGATGAATTGAGGAGAGAGGATTGATAATGCCTTCGGCCTACGTTTGTCCCATTTTCAATAACGGATAAGCCTAACCCTAAGGCTACTCTCTCATACATTCGTTACAAGCGGTGATTCTAAAAAAGTCACCGCTTTTTTTGTCGCCAAAAATGAAGAAAGACATGAATAAGAATGTACAGGATTTTGTCATCGAGACGATTCAATCGATTGCCTCGAAAATACCGGGAATAAGTATCAGGTATGCCTACGACATACAGACCAACTTCCATATCGTGGAGGTCTCTCCTGAAAGCATAAGAAGAGGCAGTGAAGAATACATGGAAATGGAGTATCTGTTATGGAAAGAATTTCAAGAAAAATTTCCGGAAGAGGATTTGCTCGTATCTGAGCCGGACAGAATTAACAACATGGAAAACTTAATCTTCGAGATATGAAATACTTCACGATGAAAGAACTCACAAAGAGTTCAACGGCCGATAAACTGGGTATAGACAATACCCCGACGACCGAAGTGTCGGTTGCGCTGTCGAACCTTGTCACCCATGTCTTAGACCCCTTGCGGGAGATGTACGGGAAGCCCATAACCGTCAATTCGGGCTATCGTTGTCCCAAACTCAATGCCGCCGTGGGTGGTGCGAAAAACAGCCAGCACATGAGGGGCGAGGCGGCGGATATAACGGCAGGAAGCAGAGAGGAGAACAAGAAACTGTTCGAATTGATTCGGGATAACCTTCCCTTCGACCAGTTGATTGAATATAATTATAAATGGATTCATGTAAGCTATTCATCAATGCATGATAATAGAAGTGAAATTCTACATTTAAACCACTGATTATTAGCATATAAAATAAATTATTTGTATATTTATAGTATAATAATTATGTGAGTATGAGAAAGGAAGACACCAAAATTTTCAGGATTGGAGAAACATCAATCAATTGTCAAGGGATAAAAATGGAAATTATTGCATATCGAAAATGTAATGATATTGATATATTGTTTCTTAATGGGAGTGGTGAGGTAAGAAAAACTAAATATTGTCATTTCTTATCGGGACAAGTCAGATGCAACTCTGTACTAATTAAAACAAAGAAAGCAAAGGAAAAGGAGAAAAGAAAACAAGTTATGCTTAATAATGGGGCAATACCTATACCTTTTAATAAAAAGTATTATGTGGATAGATATGGGAATGTATATAATTCTAATTATAAAAAAATTAAACCTATAAAAATTGGAGGGTATTTGCATTATGATATCCCCAAAGCAGGAGAACAGCATGGAAGGTGTTTAGCCCATAGAATTGTTGCGTTATCATTTATCCCTAATCCGTATAATAAGCCACAAGTTAACCATATCGACGGTAATAAATACAATAATATAGTCGACAACTTGGAATGGGTTACCCCATCAGAAAATCAAAAGCACAGATTCGATGTACTACACGATTCCCATTTTGGAGAAAAGAATACGCAATCTAAACTCACAGAAAAATGCGTGAGGGAAATTATAAAATTAAGCCAGTCGGGGTTATCTTATAAAGAAATATCGAAACGCTTTGATGTTTCTCCTTCTACTATCTACGATATTATTTCCGGGTATTCATGGGCACATATTACCGGTATATCTCCAAGAAGGAACAAGGAAAGAATGATTCAATTGGGATATTATGACAAATACTGAGCCTATGAGACATATCGTATTCCTATTGTTGTTTTTGGCCGGCTTGGCTGCGACGAGTTGTACCAGACATGTGTATGTTCCTGTGGAGACGACAAAGAGCGACACGGTGTATCTGAACCGGGTGCAGCTCGATTCCATATACATGCGGGACAGTGTTTTCATCGAGAAATCGGGAGACACGATACGGGAGTTCCAATACAAGTACATATACAGGTTCAAGGACAGAATCGATACGCTGTATATATCCAAGACGGACAGCATACAAGTACCCTACCCCGTCGAGGTAGTAAAGTACAAGACTCCCCGATGGTGCTGGTGGGCTCTCGGTGGCATTGTCTTGCTGCTTGTCCCTTACATCATGAAATGGATAACAAAATTGAAAGGACTGGGTTTCTTGATATAATTTGATTTACGACTCCTGCCGGGGCTTCGGAGTATAAAGAGGAAAGCCTCAATCTCTTGCTGCTCTTCCAAAACTAACAAGAGACAACATCACGGGGAATGTTACGAGGCTTTCACAGCCTTTAAACAGGAACGTGATGTTTTTTATTGTGTCAACAATCTATAATTTAACAAATATTTAAAAGGCAAGAGATATGAAAACCAATGAAATCTTTGAACACGTCTTGCAAATCGTTTGCGAGGAATGTGAGCTGTGTTACGGCGAATTGATCAACGGTGCGAACAAAAATGCGGTCGACGCACGTTGTCTGCTCATCTGTGCGTTGGTATCGCTCGGCTTCTCCGAGGAGAACACCGCCGCTTATCTTTCCATGACCCGACAGGGAGTGAATAAATTGAAAAACAGCCTGAAACAGCGGTGTTCGGGAAGTTTTATCCTGACAACGACAAATCAACGGGTCTGCAACAGGATAGCCACCGAAATCCGAGGATAGCAACGGCAATAGCCATACGTTTGTATGCGGCCGATATTGGCCGTAACCATCAATTATATCTATATGGAAAGAACGTATGTTTTCAATCAAGAGCCCAATGGTGGCGGAAGCAAGTTCGACATCATGGCTTTATTGCCCAACCTGATGGGCGGTAAAGGGGTCGATCCCGGACTCTTGGCCCTTCTCAATCAGGGAAGGAACAATCAGGACGCTTGGGGCGGAGGCATGTGGTGGATTTGGATTATCTTGCTGTGGTTCTGCTGGGGCGGTAACGGATTCGGAGGTTTTGGCAACCGGGGCGGGCTTCCTGCCGAGCTGAACGGCGATGTCGGACGTGAATACCTGATGTCGGCCATTCAAGGGAACGGTAATGCCATCAACCAACTCGCCTCGTCCTTGAACTGCTCTACCCAACAGTTACAATCTGCCTTGTGCAACATTCAGGGCTTGATTCAAGGTGTCGGCAACCAAGTGGGCATGTCCGCACAACAGATCATCAACAGCATTCAATCGAGTAATTGTACGCTGGCGACTCAAATCGCCGATTGCTGCTGCAAGACGCAAAACGCAATCGAGAGACAAGGATATGAAACCCGTATCGCCACCTCGGAACAAACCCACTCCCTCGTGGACAGCGGCAATGAGAACACTCGTGCCATTTTGGCGAAGCTGGATTCTATCCAAACTCAGGCTTTACAGGACAAGATCACCGCTTTGACGGCAGAGAAGGCTACTTTGGCGGCTGAAATCTCCCAACGGAACCAGAATGCGACCATTCTCAATGCGGTAGGGCAACAGATTGCTCCCCTCGCTGCCGGTTTGCAGGCTCTCCAAAGCGATGTGGACGGCATCAAGTGTAAATTGCCCAATACCGTTCCCGTGGTATATCCGAACATTCAGGCTGTAAACACGGACTTGTACCGGGCTGCCGCTTATGGAGCTTATGCGGGCGATGTCGCATACGGGCGCAGCGGTTACGGATGCGGTTGCAACAACTACTGGGGTTAATTCCAGTAAGAAAGGAGGTATATATGTGGCCTAACTTTTTTACAGGGTTTCCCTTTCCGTTCCCGACGCTGGGCAGAGTGAATTACAACACTCTTCCTACGGTGGCGGTGACGGTCGGCACGGAGAACGTGACTTTGGAACTTCCAAACCATGCGTTCCGTAACAGGGACTATGTGGGAGGATTCTATATCAATCTCCGTCAGGCGATACCCGCCGGAACGACCGCAACGCTTCCCATTCTCATCGGGACGAACGGGGACACGAGACCTCTGCTGGCTTACAACAACGAGCCGGTGACGGTAGAGAATATCGCCGGTACGGGGATCTATGAAATCCATTACAACAAGTACACCAACGAAGTGTACCTTGTCAACGGTGGGTACAGACCTACTACGGCGACAGCGGCAACCAACGTCGCTGCCAAAAGCAAATAATTAACACGGGGCTGCCTTTTATCGGGCAGTCCCATTAAATCAAAAAAACTATGTTTCAGAATCTTCGAGCAAACAACCAGTTATTTATCCTTCATAAGGACGAAAATCCCTTAGTGGATATAGGCTCCGTCGTCAGCGTTTCGGCTGCGAAGCCCAAGTACCCCATGCCGACACCTATCGGGCAGATACCCCAGATGGAAATGGTGGTGGACGTGGTGGTCTGTGTGAACGGGCAGAACACGACGTTCCAGAACTTGCCGGCAGGTGCGGACATCGCTGACTTCGGGCAAAACGGCAACATCGTCATATCTTGTTCCAGAGAGGCCATGAACTCGGAAGTGTCGGCTATCCGGCAAAAGAGCTTGGACGAACTGAACCGGCGTAATTACCACGAGAACGTGATTGCCGGGTGCGACAAGATATTGACAGTCTTGAATCCCGAATTTGCGGAGAAGCAAAGGCAGGAGCAGGAGATTGCCACCCTCAAAGGGCAGATGTCCGAAATGAGCAGAAGCATGGCCGACCTAATGGCCATGAACAAAAAACTGATGGAACAGCTCGGTGTTGCTGAAACTAAAAACAAAAAGTAATATGGGAATGTGGTCAATATTAGAAGAAGGCCGTGGATATGAAGGATTCAATGAACGCGGCGGTAGAGAGCTCGAAATGGCCTACAAGGAAGGTTGCGAGCACGGCTACAAGAAAGGCTATGAAGCTGCCATGCGGGAAATGCAGGGCGGCGATATGGGCTTCCGTGGCAATAATGGCGGCAGTTACGGCGGCGGGAATTATGGCGGAGGTTCTTCCGGTGGAATGAACAACCGTTATGCTCCCGGTTATCCTCCTTCGTACTATGACGAAATGGGGGAACGCAGACGCAGACGGGCCAACGGCGAGTTCTATTAATCGGGAGGGGAGAAATCCCCTCTCTTTTCAAAAACATAAAAAAGCAGTGTTATGAACCAACGATTAGACATTTATGATATTTTCCCCTCCGGCATGACGGAGTACCTTTCCCGATACGGCTGGCACTTCTCCAAGAACATGTGCGAGTGGGCGGTTTCCAGAATGAAGGCCGAAAACAAGGCCACCGGAAAGAAGGAGGAGATAAAAGCCCTTTCGAAAGAAGATGTGGAGGTCATCTTGACACAGGCGGGCGTGAAGTTGGAAAAGGCCAAAGGGTACGACCATGTATTTGTCGCCAATATGGGCAAGGCCGACTATTTGAAATCATCGATTCCCGACGATACCCATTTGGCTCTGTTTGTAAAGGACTATATAGACGACCCTGACGGTTACGACGGGTTACCCTTTACACGTTTCTATGCCGACTGTATAGGTTCGGGTACTCCGATCATGTGGGAAGATATGTTATAAAACATGATTGTTCAGGATTTCTACATAGCGAAATACGACTGGCACGTAAGGGTTTTTTACGCCGTTACCACCTACTGGACAAACACCATACTCCGGGAGCTGGAAAGGATCGGTTGTACGGGGAATAATCTGGAAAATGCTTTCAGAAGTTTGTCGTCCGGTAACTTGAATACAGGCCTTACCTATTCCAATTTCGAGCATCGACGGACGGTGATGGTAATTGCCATGACGACGAGTCCCGAACAGTTCCAAAACTCTTGGGACCATGAAAAGGGGCATTTGTGCAGGCATATATCCCGGACGTTCGGCATTGACCCTTACGGGGAGGAAGAACAGTACCTTCGGGGATATATCGGGCAGAAGATGTTCCCCGTGGCGAAGAAGTTCCTATGTGAGTGTTGCAGAAAGAAATTAATTCGGGAAATACATGGAGATAGCTAAAATCATACAAGCCATCTGTTCCGGCAAGTCGAGGAAGGAGGTTTATAACCTGCTTTCGCCGGAAGAGAAGGATACCTTGAATCGGTTTGCCGATAACGGTCTCTTGAACAGGAGAATGAGGCGAAAATTTCAAAGGAATATTCGGAAATGCAAATGATGAACAGGGAAATGCCGGGGTGAGAAGCTCCGGCATTCGTGTTTAATTCTATATCAATCATTTTTGCGGAAAATCTTCCACAACTATACGAAAATAGTCTATATCGTATAAAATAATGAGGAAAATTTTCCACATCATTCGTTTTGTTAAATATTGATAAATCATAAAACATTTATACTTCAATATTTTGTATATACAATAAAATGGAGTATCTTTACCATGTAATCAAAAACAAACAGTAACCAATTAAAAAAAACGATATGAAAACTCAAATTAAGGACTTAATCAGTGGCCGTAAAGATGTGATAATCGACGAAACGAATGCCAAGTATGACAATGCCAATAAATCTACCTCTCATAACGGGTTTGCAGGAACAAACAAAGAAGAACGCACAGAAATAGCACGGCGTGTGATAGAAGAAAATCCTGACGGGCTGAATATTGAGATTAAAGGTGTTTTATTGTCGTTAAATCGTATATCTTCTGAATCTGGCAAAACAGTCTGGTTTGAAAGCGAAATTACGGAGGACGAATACAAGCGAATATTGGGTTACGATTATCCGTCTACCCAATCACAATGGTCGGCAACATTTCTAATAAACAACGATATGACGGTTGAAATTCAATTAGCAAAAAGGAAAAACGACAATAGCACATGGAAGTATAACCGTAATTTCAATATCGGAGAAGAATTTGTAACCATTCTATAAAATTATGAAGAGAGAATTTCCATTATTCATTGTAGACCATAACCGGGCGCACAAGTTCGGAGAAGTGGACTTCATATACTGTTCGGACATAGACAATGGATTTATCGCCAAAGTCGAGTATATGGACGGTATTGTTGAGGAAGTCGGAGAGGATTACCGCATAGAGCCCGGATTGTCAGGGTCGAATCTCTCCGCAAAGATCAGCATTAAGCGTATTACCGGTAAAAATCCTGATAAGACTAAAATACGAGGCCTTTTAAAACAGGCTATGAAGTATTATACATCGCTATCGACATTCTCGGCAGACATCGGCAATATTACGGTTCGGCAAATGGTGTTGTTCATTGATACGCTGATTTTAGACGGTCGTAAGAATGCAATTGCTGCCGGTAGTGATTATAATTATAGGAATACGGTATTAACATCTATCGCATTTTTAGAGGCGATAAAGAAGGAATTAATAGGAGTATGACAATAGAAGAATTATCGAAACAAGTGCGTAAGATTCGCGAAGAAAAGGGACTGTCACAATATAATATCTGGAAACAGGGTATGAACTTTGGAACAGTCATTGCCATTGAAAGTGGGAAGAATGTCAACTTGAACAACTTCCTTAAATATTGTGAGATCGTAGGAATTGATGTAACTTTGGAAGAGAAAGAGTAAATAGGATTATAATATCTTGTGCAAATATTGTGCATATTTAAAATGTTAAAAGCGTAACACTGTATTATACAAAATGTTACGCTTTTCATTTGCGGAAGGAGGGGGATTCGAACCCCCGGTACCCATTCGAGTACGTCAGTTTAGCAAACTGGTGGTTTCAGCCACTCACCCATCCTTCCAAAGGACGATTTGTCGTTGACGTCATTTTTTCAAATGCAGCGCAAAGATAAGCGGAATATTTGAAACAGCAAACTTTTTCGCATTATTTTATTTCGGGAATAATCGTTACTTTTGTCCCGTCAAGGTGCTTTTGCGCTGTGTATAATCGGATTATTATGTCGAATGTGAATAAAGGTATAAAGATATTTGCTTGGATAACAGGAGGGATTATTTTGATTCTCGCATGTTTGTTTATTCCGGTAATGAAGAGTTATTTGTATGATCCTGTTATTACCGAACAAACGGTGTGCTATGTTTATCCGAAGTGGAATGATGCTCAGCTCGATAGTGCTTTGCATTCGGTGATTCCAGATGAGAAATCGATCCCGAGAGTAAAACGTTTGCTGTCGTTTTATAAATTCGATCCTGATGTTCGTGTAGGGGCTTATCGGCTTCATGCCGGTATGACAGCTCGGCAAATGTCTTTGAAATTGTCGAGGGGAAG